CCTATTTCCCTTTGTCTTTCGGTGAGGTACGGGCAAACATTTCGCCCTCCCCTGTCAGGAGCCAACGCCCTGAAATACCGTAATCCCGCACAAGGTATGTCAGCCAATCCAACTGTACGCTGTTCTGTGTCCCCTGTCCTTTTTCAAGGGCGTTCAAATTCCAGCGGTTTATACCGTAACGGTCGGTAAATGTTTGTTTGCCTCGTATTATACGGCGGTTTTTCAACTCGTAAAGAGCCTCGAAAAACCGCTTTGTTATTTTTGCGCCCTCTTCTGATTGCATATCATATCCGATTTGCCGCTTGCGGCGGCGAATTTCACGTTCAATTCATTTTCTCGCTCACTTGCCCGCTCTTGCCATTTGGCAACCGTGTCGGGGCTAAAAACGGGCATTCTGCCCTTGATTACCGCCTGTTCAAACTCGTGCAACTCGTCAGGTTCCATATACGGCAGGTATTTCTCCAATTCGAGCACGCCCTGAATATGGGCATACATTTCTTGCCGTATGCCTGTGTAGGTGTCAGCGGACAGCATCTGCCCGTCCCCGAGCAACAGCCAGCGGGCGTTTATCTCGGGGAATGTCGATAACAGCGTTATGACGGGCTGGATGCCGAAATTGTCCCCACGCAGCAATTTAGCAAGGTATTGGGGTGTCCAGCCGAGCATCTTTGCGAATGGCGTTTGCTTGCCGCCCGTCTTATAGTCGAGTATCTGTTGTAACCTATCTTTCATACCCTATCAAAATAATGGAGTTTTTCCAAACGGTGTCAGCCTGCAACGGCAGAGGTGGCAATGTCGCCCGTCGGGACACCCGTTTTTTTGCTTTCTCGAATTTGCTCTTTAAGCAATCCGACCAATTCCTCTATCTGCTTGTCTCGGGCGGCAAGGCTTTCAGCCTGTAGCTGTATGACTTTCCACGCATCACGGTTTATCTCCACCACCTGTAAACCGTTTGGGGTATTCTTGAACATCGTCCCCTCGCCCCTCAAAATCCAAACTTCGTTTATATTTTCATCAAGTCCGCAGAGCTTCTTGACGAACTTTTCCGAGATTGGCACCCTTCCGTTTATAATCTGTGAAAACGAGGATTTTGTATATCCAAGCAGGTCTGCCAACGCCTTTTCACTATCGGCAACCTCTTGAAATATCAGCCAATTTATCACCTTTTTAACCCGTTGAATATCAGTCATATATAGAATTTCTTAAATTTTTCCGAAAAAAATGTTTCGATTTTCAGTTGAAATATCGAAACTTTGTTTATATTTGCACCGTGATACAATTAAATATCGCTACAAAGATATGAAATAATAAATAAAATCGGAAATAAACCAATAAGTAAAAACGAAATAAAATCAAGAATTATGGAAGCTATGTTATTCAAAACGGATTGCAAAGCCAAACGGGAAGCGAGGGATTTGGCAATCTACAACGAGTATAACGAGCTTATTGCCATTGAGGGACAAAGCAAGACGCTCGTTACTGAACACTTGATGAAGAAGTACGACATCCATTCGGCGGGAACTATTTACGTCATTCGCCAGCGGGTTGAAGACCGCCTAAAGAGGGAGGGCAAGATATGAGCAAGAAGTTAAGCCCCGAAGCCGCCCACGAGAAGTATCTGTACAACAAAAAATATATGGACGGGTATTGGGAGCGCAGGGCTTCAAGGAGGGCAAGCACAGGGAACAAGGTGTCCGTAGAGATAAGCATTGCCGAAGAACTCCTGCCTGACATCGAGCGGGTGGAGGTTACGGTATGCCGCAACGGACATACGGACGAGCGGTACATCAAGGAGCTGGAACGAGCCAACAAGACGCTCAACTCGGAGAACAGGCGGCTGACAAAACTGTTGACCCGCTATCAGGAAATCATACGAATCGGAATAAGGCAGTTGGATTATGAAAAGTAAATATACCGAACTCGGTAAATGGGTGCTGTTTTACGCACTTGGCATCATAGGGTTTCTCGCATTCATGGTGCTGGCAGGAGAGAGTGACGAAATGCCTCTCGGCAAATTCTTCCTGTATAAAATGGCGGCAATGGCTGTTCTCGCCCTGTGCTTCTACATCGGCAAAAGGTTACACCGAGCAGGGCTTCTGCCAACGAAGATTTACGAAGAAATTGAGGAGGACGAGATATGAACGATATGCAGGATATAAGCAACAAGCTCGACCGCATTGAGCAGCTGGCAATCATCAGCTCGAAAACGGTTCTCGACCTTTCGGAAGCGGCAGTCTTCACGGGGTACAGCGAGAGCCATATCTACAACCTGACAAGCAGGAAAGCAATCCCCCACTACAAGAAAAACCGCAAGCTATTCTTCAAGAAAAGCGAACTCGAAGACTGGCTCTTGGAGCGTCAGGTAAAGACCGACAAGGAGATTGAAAGCAAGGCGGCAACGTATGTATCAACCCATAAAAAATAATCGCAATGAGCAATCCCCAACAACTCAAATCGCCCAAGCTGCTTATCAAGGCGGCATTTGAACGGGGCGACCGCCTGACAACCTACACAGGCAACCAAATCGGACACACGGTCGATTTCAGAAAGATTGTATCAACGCTTCGGGACGAGGGTTTCGCAATCGAGGACTATTGGGAAACCGCCTCCGACGGACGCAAGTACAAGGTCTATTATCACGTAAAGCAAAGCCCGAAGCTGTCAGAGGGCAATAATCAATAAATAACAGTATGAACGACATCATCGAAGTTAAACAGGCTGATATGCTACAGGCTATCAACCGTGCGGAGGTTGACATTCAGATCGCCACCGCCAAACAGTACCCCCGTGACCTGAACGCCACATTGAACAAGATTGCGACGTATGCCACAATGGACAGGGAAACTGCCGAAGACTGCTTCTATGTTCTCCGACGGAAAGGCAACAACGGGCAGGACAGCGTTATCGAGGGGCTATCCGTCCGTATGGCGGAAATCATCGCTGGGGCTTGGGGCAATCTCCGAGTGCAAACCCGCATCATCGGCAACGACGGGCGTATGATAACCGCACAGGCTATCTGCCACGACCTTGAAACGAACTTTGCCGTGAGCAAGGAGGTAAAACGCCGTATCACGGACAAAAACGGGCGCACATACAGCGAAGATATGCAGGTCGTAACAGGCAACGCTGCCGCATCAATCGCTTTCAGAAACGCCGTTTTGGCGGTTATTCCCAAGGCTATTACAAAGAAAGTTATCAACGAGGTAAAGCTGGTTGCGCTCGGGCAATCTATCGACGTTGAGACAGCCCGACAGAACTGTATCGCCAACTACGCCAAAAGGGGCGTAACGGAAAAGATGCTGTGCGACTATCTCGGCATCAAGAGCGTGGCGGAAATCGACAAGGAACGCCTCTTTGAGCTGAAAGCAACCCTTACAGCCATAAACGAGGGTACGACAACCGTACAGGAGACATTCATCAAACCAGCCCTCGAAGCGAAACAGGAAACCGCTGCCAAGAAGAAAGCGACCACGGCACAGGAGAAAGCCGCAGCTGCTATGGCGCAGGCGACAGGTACAGTTCCCGAAAACGTGAACCCCGAAACAGGAGAAATCATCAATAAATAACCATCAAAAATTCAACAAAATGGACATCAAGAAAGAAAATGTACTCGCCGCTTACGAGACAGCCCGCAAAGCGGGTGCAGACAGCACAATGAAAGTACTCGAACAACTGTTCGGAGAGGAAACATTCAAGCCGAAAGACATCACGGAGCGTATCAAGACCTTTGAGGACGCTTATAGCGAACTTGGAGAAGACCACCCATTCGTTCAGGCATATCAACAGTTGTTAGAAATTGCGACACGCGAAGATTACATGTCTGAAAATTTTGGATATGATATGTTAGCCTACCTCAAGCTCCGCATCATCTGCGCCGCCCTGAATGAGGGCTGGGAACCGCAGTTCACAGAGGATGAATGGCGGTATTATCCGTGGTTCTGGCTTTACACACAGGCGGAAATCGACTGTATGGACGAGGAGAAACGTCAAGACCGCCGAATGATGAGTACAGGCGACTATCAGACAGACTATGCGGGCTTCGCCTCTGCGTACTCTATTAACGCCCCCTCGTATTCGACTGCGTACCTCGGCTCTCGCCTTTGCTTAAAGAGCGACACGCTCGCCGTTTACTGCGGCAAGCAGTTCATTGACCTATGGGCTGACTTCTACTTAATCCGCAAGTAACAACAATCAATCGGGAGGGCTTCGGCTCTCCCATATTTCAATAATCGAAAAAACAGATAAAATGGAAAGACAAGAAATATTGCAGGAATTAGCCAAATGGCAGGAACAAGACAAAGACAATAGAGCGATACTCGTCATCGCTTCCGAAAGAGTTGAAAAAGAGGGTAGATACGTAAGTTCACTGGGTTTGGCAGGTATGCCAACGAACATTATACAAATGTTGAAAAACGCTATGAAAAATGACAAGGACTTTATGGCCTTTATGAAAGGAGCGGTTAGCGAGTTAGCGTTAGAAGCCGTTTTGAGCAAATTAAGTGATAATGGTAACGAAAAATCAGAGGAGGAATAAATATGAGCGTAACAGTTATCAGACCGAAAGACAGAGCCGAGTGGCTGGAGTTCAGAAAATCAGGTATCGGCAGCAGCGAAGTAGCCACAATCGTAGGGCTTAACCCGTGGGAAACCCCATATCAGCTATGGAGACGTAAAATCGGGCTTGACGCACCGAAAGAAGAAACCTTTGCGATGAAAGCGGGACACTATCTCGAAGATGCGGTATCGCAGTTTTGGCAGGACGCAACGGGACGGGAAATCATCAAACGTTCAACGGGAGATTGGCTTATCCGCAACAATGAACGCCCGCATATACAGGTATCGCCCGACCGCACGTATTGGCTGGAGGGTATGAAACACAATGACAGCAACAAGGGCATCTTGGAGTGCAAGACAACACAGAAAGCCGTTGACGCTGACGACCTCCCGAAGCACTGGTTCTGTCAGGTTCAGTATCAGCTCGGGGGTGCAGAGCTTTCACAGGGTAGCATCGCTTGGCTCACACAGGGCAGGGAGTTCGGCTATAAAGACCTCGCCCTCGTTCCTGACTTCTACGCTTGGCTCGTTGAAGAAGTCGACAAATTTTGGACGGACAACATCCTCGGCAGGCATGAGCCGTCCGCAGTATCGGTACAGGATGTTCTCCTGAAATACAACCGCCATACAGCGGGGAAAATCGTTGAAGTGGACGATGACATATTGGACGCTTATCATCAACTGAAAGGGGTAAAAGATGAGCTTGCAGCCCTTGAACAGAAAAAGGAGGAGCTGGAGGGACGCATAAAGCTCGGTTTCGGGGACGCAGAGGCTATCAGTTACGGGGGGCAGACCCTCGCAACGTGGAAAGCCGCAAAGGACAGCGAGAAGTTCGACGCAAAGGCATTCCAAGCCGCACATCCCGACCTTGCACGAGAGTTTACCAAGACAGTGGCAGGGGCAAGACGCTTCCTGTTAAAGTGATAACCCATAACGCAGCCCCGAAGATGATACTCATTTCAAATCAGCAGCGAGACGACATACTGCGCTACATCGACCTCTTGTGTGAAGCGTACAAGTCGAAGAAAGAAAGCGACACCCGTTCCTACAATGTATGCCGCAGGGCAGGTATCTTACGGAAGCAGTTGATGAAGAAGACATCATTTTCGGCATCTGAATTACCTGAACAGTTAAAAAAATCTCGGATTTCAAAATGATTATTTTATAATCGCTTATATTTGCAATAACCAAAAGAACAGATATGAGATTTATCATTGAACAACATATACAAGCCGCACACGGGTGGGCTGTTCCGAAAGGAAGCCCGACGCAACTGTTATGCGTGGTTAGCCCTACGTGCGGCTTTCTTTTTAAGCAGCAATGATACAATTACGGTCAAATCAAACCGCCCCGATACAGAAAGCCATTGAGTACTTCAACGAGAAGAAGCCCAAGCCGAGCTTGATAGTGCTTCCGACCGCTTGGGGTAAATCAATCCTGACAGCCTACGTCGCCCTGAACTGCAACGATAGGCTTTTGGTGCTTCAACCCTCAAAGGAGCTGCTGGAGCAAAACATCAGGAAATACTACTCCCTCTGCGACGGGTTCGCCTTGAATGCGGGCATCTACTCGGCATCATTCGGGCGAAAGGAAATAGCACAGATAACATACGCCACAATCGGCTCGATAAAGAATCTCGGCGAGCGGTTCAAGGAAATGGGCTTCACGAAAGTACTTATCGACGAGGCACACCTGTACCCCCGTGAGGCTGACAGTATGCTGGGACGGTTCCTCAAAGACAGCGGGATAACGCACGTTCTTGGCATAACCGCTACGCCTGTTAAGCTCCAGCAGAACTACGATCAGGACGGGGGAACATTCTCGAAGCTCGTTATGCTGACCTCCCGCAGCAAGAAAGGCAACTTCTTCAAGGACATTATACACGTCGGGCAGGTTCGTGAAATGGTTGAACTCGGCTTTTGGAGCAAGCTCCGATACGAGGCTTCGGACTTTGACAGCAGCCTGCTGGTTTACAACACCTCCAAATCGGAGTTCACGGAGGACAGCGTCCTGCGGGCATACAACGCCAACGGCGGGGCGCAAGGCATCATCGAAGCCCTCGACAACCATACGGACAGGCGGCATATCCTCGTCTTCTGCCCCTCCGTACAGGATGCCATAGATTTATCCGCCCGATATGCGGGTTCTGCCGTGATTTACGGCGATATGAAGCCCGCAGAAAGGGCAACTATCATCAACGACTTCAAAGCGGGCAAAATACGGGTTATTTTTAACGTGCGGGTGCTTTCGACAGGCTTCGACTATACGGGCATCGACTGCATCATCCTCGGCATATCCACCGCCTCCATAGCCCTGTACTATCAGATTATCGGGCGGGCAACCCGTATCGACAAGGACAAGGAGGATGCCCTGATTATCGACTTGGGCGGCAACGTGTCCCGCTTCGGGCGTGTCGAGGACATCACTTTCGAGAAAGGCAAGATATGGCGGATGTTCGGCTCGGGCGGGCGGCTGTTGAGCGGCATACCCATAACCGACATCGGCAAGGTTACGCGAGAGGATACGGAACAAATAGACGCACAGGCGACAAAGCCCATTGAGATTATGCCGTTCGGCAAATACAAGGGGGAACGCCTGACAGACATTCCGCTGAACTATCGCCAATGGATGCTGCGCGCATTCGAGTGGAACCCACGTAACGAGAAGCTAAGGAAGTCAATAATAGCAACAATGTAACATCATAGGGCTATGGCAAGACCAAGAAAACAAACAGTGGATTATTTCCCGCATTACTGTAAATGCGGGCGCACAATCTTCATTCTTGAAAATCGCTTTGGGAATGACGGTTATGCTTTTTGGTTCAAGCTCCTTGAAATCCTCGGTGATGCCGAGGGGCATTATTATAACTGCTCCAATTGTTCAAACTGGGCGTTCCTGCTCGCCAAAACACACGTTGACGACAAGCGGGCAGAGGAGATAATAAACGTCCTGATAGACTTGGGCAAAATTGACAGGCAACTATGGCAGGAAGCCCGTGTCCTGTGGATAGGCAATTTCGTGAGGAACCTCACAGAAGTTTACAGGACACGCCACACGAACCTGCCCGAAAAGCCCCGCCTTTGTGATTTGGAACAGCCTGCCGAGGCGGTTTGTTCCGTGAAATACCCCCAAAAGGAACAAATCAACGAAGAAAAAGCCTCGAAAGAAGAATTTTCTACGAGAAAACCCACCAAAGAAAAGGAGAGGATAGAAAAGGAGAGAAAAGAATATACATATCCTTATCAGGATATTGCCGATAAATGGAATTCTGTCTGCGGGGCGTTTCTGCCAAAGGTACAAAAACTCTCCGAGAGCCGCAAGCAGAAAATCAAGGCACGCCTGCATGAGTTCGGCAGGCAGGAGGCTTGGATGCCGACCATTGAAGCCCTGTTTGACGAGATTGTCGCTTCCGACTTTCTCTGCGGCAGGAACAACAACGGCTGGACGGCGACTTTCGACTGGGTGTTCGAGAACCCGAAGAATTGGGTCAAGGTTATGGAGGGCAATTACAGCAACCACAGAGGGGGCAAACAAGCCGCACAACAGCCTGATGTAAAGCTCGGCGTTGGAGAGTTTATCGACAACACGGGTCGCCGCACATACGGCACAGGAAAAGCCACAATCCCCAACGAGGCACCTCCCCGCCCGAGTGAGCATTATTGCTGGAATGAATCAACCAAACAATGGGTATTGCTATGACACGGTTGGATTGGAGGAAATACGGCATTGAAGTTCCATACGGGCGTGCATCGGGCAACGTGAAAGTGTATTGCCCGCAGTGCAGAGACCAACGCCACGACAAGCGGGACAAGAGCCTGAGCTGCGACCTTGCGACAGGGATGTTCAACTGCCACTACTGCGGGTTCAGCGGTTGCGCCGCAGAGCGGGAACAAGAGGAATGGCGGAAGCCGTTTTACAATCCCTCCCCACTCCGCCGTCAGAAACCGACATACAAGAGACCCACACGGACAGGCAACACGGCGTTGAGTGCAAAGGCTCTCGCTTGGTTCAGGGGGCGTGGCATAAGCGAGCGGACGCTGTCGGATATGAAAGTAACGGAGGGGTTGGAATGGATGCCGCAGAAGAACGGGCAGGCAAATACGATACAGTTCAACTACTACAAGGACGGGCAGCTCGTGAATACGAAGTTCCGCACGGGCGACAAGTGTTTCAAGCTGGTGTCAGGGGCGGAGCTGCTCCCGTATAACATCGACGCAATCAAAGGCACAAAGGAATGCATCATCACAGAGGGCGAAATGGATGCCCTTTCATTCATTGAGTGCGGACGCAAGGATGTTATCAGCGTCCCGAACGGGGCAAACGCCAACCTCTCTTACCTTGATGACTACATCGAGGAGTACTTTGACGACAAGGATGTTATCTACATAGCCTCTGATACCGACACAAAGGGCGTGGAACTGCGGGACGAGCTTCTGCGACGTTTTGGCGTTGAGCGGTGCCGTGTGCTGGAATATGGCGATAGTTGCAAGGATGCCAACGAACACCTGCAGAAGTTCGGGCGGGACAGTCTTCTCGCCTGTATCGCCTCCGCTCCCGAAATGAAGATAGAGGGCGTCTTCACGGTTTCCGATTTTGAACAGTCTCTCGACGCTCTGTTTGAGAACGGTATGCAGAAAGGCGTAACCATAGGGCACGACAACTTCGACCGCCTCTGTTCTTTCGAGACCAAACGCCTCTGCGTCGTTACGGGCATTCCGGGCAGTGGAAAGTCGGAGTTCATCGACGAGATAGCCGAAAGGCTGAATATACGCTACGGCTGGCGGTTCGCCTATTTCAGCCCTGAAAACGCACCGCTCGCCTATCACGCCAGCAAACTCATTGAGAAGTTTACAGGCAAGCACTTCGACAAACAGCACCTCGGATATGGGGAGTACAAACAGGTCAAGGAACACCTCGAACAGAATTTCTATTTCATCAGCCCGCATAACGATTTCAGACTTGAAACGATACTCGACAAGGCTAAATTCCTTGTGCGGCGAAAGGGCATAAAAGTCCTTGTAATCGACCCGTACAACCGTTTGGAAAATCAACAGGGCGGCGGGAGGAACGAAACACAGTACATCAGCGAAACGCTCGACCGTCTGACGAATTTCGCACAGCAGAATGACCTGCTGATAATCCTTATGGCGCACCCCACGAAGCTGCCGAAGAACAAAGACGGAGTAATCGAAGCCCCGACCCTGTATGACATCAGCGGCTCGGCGAACTTCTACAACAAGGCGGATTTCGGTATCGTGGTACACCGCAACCGCATTGACAACACAACGGAAGTGCATATTCAAAAAGTGAAATTCCGGCACCTTGGAGAGTGTGGAATGGCACTATTCAAATATAACCTCAATAACGGGCGGTACAGCCCCTATGTAAACGGGACAGAACCCGTGTGGGACAACAGCAATCATTTACAGGAAGATTATCAACGACGGGCAGAAGAAGCGGAAGCGGCGGCGGTATTTGACTTTGACGACCTCCCCGATGATGATTGCCCATTTTAATCATTTGAGTTATGAAGTGCCATTATATCTACACGGAAACAGGCGAAAAAGTTTTGATACCCGGCTGTATGGGTACGGCAGCTATGGGTATAGAACATTGTACCTGCCGCTTTGAAAAATCTCCCGCTCAATTTGAGCGAGAACAATACAATGAAACCGTAAAGGCTCTGAAACAAGAAATCAAAGACCTTGAAAGTGAAAATGCGTACCTGAACAGAATTATAAAAAAACTGACTAAAAACAACAGAAAATGAAAACTTATGTAATCACACTCTCACAGGTTTTCCCGACAGGTCACAAGCGAGCGGGAGAACCGACATTATTTCGTGACGCTTTCAATGCAGGACAGGTTTTTAACAGAGGTTCATTGTGTTTATACAGACACCCAAAGAAGCACACGATACGGTCAAACTATCCGCTATGGCTGAAACGCATCACAGAGGTTCAACAAGGCAAGGCGGTTCTCTCTGTCAGACAATGGACAGGCAAACCATACAGGAGCAAACAGGAGGAAATCGCAAGCCTGACAGCATCAGACGGGATAGGCATACAGATGTTGAGTTTCGCTCCATTATACACACTTGCAGCTCCGTTTGTTAATGGACGGAGGATTGCCACTAACACGTTAGCATCCAATGACGGATTAAGAGACGCAGATTGGCGAGAATGGTTTATGCACTACGACCTGACACAGCCTATGGCAATTATTCATTTCACAAAATTCAGATATTGATATGAACACCCTGCAACAACGGCTTTTCCTGCTCGATACCAAGCACAGCGAAGAACGCAAGAAATCTGATGTTCAGAAAAAGAACCTGCGTGTCTTCTATGGCTGGGTAAGGCTGGGGAAAATCAGAAAAAAAGAGGCTATATCGGTAATCTTCGAAAATGACCGTATGCGGGAGGAAAGGACAATGAAAGCCATCGCAAAATACCAAGATACCGTCTATGTCAGGCAACAGACACCCGATGAAAAGCGTGATGCGGAGGGCGCAACAAGGATGTTCACGGAATTTTCCGTGTTCCTCTCTGACAAGCGGATAAAAGGCAGCTTGCAAAGAGCATTACAGCAGAACTCGGAAGCCGACCGAAAGAATGTCAGCCAAAAGGAGCTGGCAGAGATAGCCAACAAGTTACGGGAGGCGTACTTGGAAAGCCATCCCGACTATAAAGAACCAATGTTACAACTCAATTTATTTGACGAAATATGAAAAAGATTATCATCCTTACAATCACACTCTTTGCCCTGACAGCGTGTAAGCCTAAACAGGTAGAAGAAGTCAAGGCGAGTTCAAACAGATTTTACCCCGTTGAAAAACTGTTCACGGTTGACGGTATCACTGTTTACCGATTTCGGGACAATGGGCATACAATCTATTTCACGAACAGAACAGGCGAAGTGAAATACAGCTACAGCAAGCGTGAGGGGAAAGCAACAAAAACGGTAAACATCCAAACTCTGTGCAATGATGAACAAGAAGCTAACCATTGATGAAGTGAGGCATTTCATAGCCGCTGCCAACAAGCAGTTTGAACAGGGCGGCATATTCATCGAGCGCATACGCTTCCACCGCTCGGAGAATGGCAATGTTAAGGACATTTACATTGACTACGAAGAACGGGGAGCAACAGAAAAAGCCCTGAACGACCAAAAACGATAAATAACAAAAGATATGGAACGAATTAAAGCATTTTTTGAACGGCTGAACGAGAGCCTCCGAAAACAGGTAGAAAACCTCAAACGGATGGCGGAAGAAATTCAGCGTTTTGTCGTATGTATAGAAGCACAGGACAGGGAACGTCGTTCTTGTAGAAGCTATCCTCCCTACCGAGAGCAGCTCCACTTGCAGAAAGGCTGGAAGCGGAAAAACTATTGGCACAGGGTACGGAGCAACCCTCAAAGGCGACGGAAACGCCCTTAAAACAGGCAGGCAAATCCCTGAACGCAAATAAACCGAACTTTTTTATCAACCCACTAATTTGTAACGATATGAGCAATTTTGGTATCAAAATCGACTGCCTCAAACTCAAAGGGGCATTTATGAGAAACTTGCAAGGCAAGACAAGTACGAAACGCTGCCTAATCATCCCCGTTGATGATTGCGACGGTATGTTTCTCGGCGAAAAAGGCTGTTATCTGAACCTGACAGCGATAGAAATGCAGAACCCGCAGTACAGCGACACCCACTGCATCAAGGCAGAACTGCCCAAAGAGCGGCGGGAGGCAATGTCGGAGGAGGAGATAAGGAACATTCCTATTCTCGGCGGTATGCACGCCATTGAAAAGAAACAACAGTCAATGCCAGTGGACGGCACATCAGGCAACGACAGCTTCGATGAAGACCTGCCGTTCTAACCAAACAGGGCAGACAGGCGACACAGGGCGGGGAGCAATCCCCGTTCTGTCGTCCAAAGCCACATCAGCCCGTATTTCAAACTTTATTCCTATGGATAAGCAAACATACCAATCGAAAAAGAAAAGCCGACAAACGGCGAATCAGCAAAAAATAAGGGACGTTTTCACTATCATCTGCAAGACTGACTTGAATGTGGAGTGCGTCAAGGAACACAGGTTCCACCCCAAACGAATGTGGCGTTTCGACTATGCCATACCCGAACACAAAATAGCCGTAGAGGTCGAGGGCGGAGTATGGACGGGCGGGCGGCACATCAGACCGCAGGGTTTTCTCGGCGACATCGAGAAGTACAATACCGCCACTCTTATGGGCTGGCGGGTGTTCAGGGTAACGCCTGATGACCTGTATAAGACAGCGACGCTAAACCTGATAAAACAGGCTATTTCGAGTGATTTTACCCTGTAAAGAGCCTTTTTAGCCCCAAAAGTGATTATTTTATAATCGTTTTAGCTAATTTTGCAGCATAGATACAAATTCAATCAACCCGTATGAAAACTGAAATCGTACACCTGTCACAGATACAGGTAAACGGGGCAAATCCCCGCAAAATCTCTGACACGAAGTTCGACAAGCTCGTAAACTCAATCCTCGTCCTGCCGAAGATGCTGGAGCTTCGTCCCATTGTCGTGGATAACACCTTTGTGGCTCTCGGCGGCAATATGCGCTACCGTGCGCTGACAGCCATAGCCGACATGGACGAGAACGAGATAAAATCACGCCTTGCCGACATTCGGGATTTTCAGAAGAAAACCACCGCCGAGCAGGATTATCTCGTAGAATACTGGCTTCGCTGGAAAGACAAACCGACATCGCAAATCATCAAGGCGACTGAGCTGTCAGAAGACGAGCAACGGGAGTTCATCATCAAGGATAATGTCGGGTTCGGCGAATGGGATATGGATGCACTTGCCAACGAGTGGGACGAAAAAGACCTCGACGATTGGGGGCTTGACGTGTGGCAAAACAAGGAATGGGAGGAGGGAAACAAAAGCGGGGGAACCAACAGCGCACCTGCCAACACCTCCCTGAATGACCGTTTTGTTGTTCCTCCGTTCTCTATCCTTGACACCCGCAAGGGATATTGGCAGGAACGCAAAAAGAAGTGGCGGGAGCTTATCGGAGATATGGGAGAGAGCCGCAATGACACCCTGATACAGTCGCCCGAAATCAAGTACAAAGACCTGTACCAGCGCACACGGCAACATCGTGAAGAACTCGGCATATCGTTCAAAGAATACCTCGACAAGTACGTCCCCGACGACGTGAAAGAACACGAGGCTGGCAAAATCCTGTCGGCGGGCGTGTCGCTGCTCGACCCTGTTATGGCGGAAATTGTCTGCCGCTGGTTCGGGCTGGAGAACTGCAAGACATTCGACTGCTTCGCCGGGGATAGTGTATTCGGCTACGTGTCAGCATATCTCGGCAACGATTTCACGGGCATTGAACTCCGCCCCGAACAGGTGTCGCTCAACAACGAGCGTGTGGAGGGAATGACCGCCCGTTACATCTGCGACGACGGGCAGAACGTAGCACGACACATTGCCCCCGCAAGCCAAGACCTGCTGTTCAGTTGCCCGCCATACTTCGACCTCGAAAAATACAGCGACCTCGAAAACGATGCAAGCAATCAGGACAGCTACGAGGATTTCATCAAGATATTGGAAAACGCTTTCAAGTCGGCGGTTACCTGCCTGAAAGACGACCGCTTCGCCGTTATCGTTGTCAGCGACGTGAGGGACAAATCGACGGGCTTCTATTACGACTTCTGCGGCGACATCAAGCGCATTTTCAAGGAGGCAGGAATGCCGCTCTACAACGAAATAATCCTCATTGAGTCGGGGGCAAGTACAGCCCTGCGAGCCAGCCGATATATGGAAACCCGCAAGGTGGCGAAGATGCACCAAAATATCCTCGTGTTCTACAAGGGCAACACGAAAGGAATCAAAAAGACATTCAAAAAGATAGAGTATGCAAGCGAAGATTTGGAATTATTCAGAGTGGATAGCGGAAACGAACCCGCAGGAACTGAGGAAACAGTTTGATGAATACCTGAAACAATCAGGGTTCAATATCCTGTGCTTCACAGACCATCATTTCTCCCCGCAGGGTTACACGGCATTATGGCTGCTCACGGAGAGCCATTTTGCGGTACATACGTTTCCTGAGTTCGGGAAAAGCTACATCGAGCTGTCGAGCTGTAACCCTGACTTCTATATGAAATTTGTTGAACTGACCAAAAACCTGAAACAATGAGCGCAGCACAACAGAAGAAGCGAAACCAAGAGAAAATCGCCCGTATGGAAATCGTGGCGAAGCTCTACAAACGTGGCTACTCCTGCCGCCAAATACGGGAGGAGGTTATGATACGCCTGCATCTTGGCAGCTACTCGCTTGCAACGGTTCAGAAAGACATCAAGACGCTGTTGGAAGAATGGCGGGAAAACCGCATCGAGGATATGGACGACGCATTGCAGCTGGAGCTGGAACGTATCGACGAGACCTGCCGTGAGTTGTGGGAACAATGGGAAAAGTCCAAGACGGACTACACGAAAACAGCCCGCAAGCAGAAAGGCTCTCCGACACGGGATAATCAGACGGGGGAAACCACAATCCGCACCTATCACACGGAGAGGACAGATACAGAGGTTATCAGGCTCGGCGACCCTGCCTATATCGCAGAAATAAGGCAACAGCTCGCAGAGCGGCGCAAGCTGCTTGGGCTGTACGCACCCGAGAAGAAAGACGTTTCAGGAAATATGTCATTCGCATCTTTCCTCATTGAAAGCGGAATGTTGGATGAAGCGGAACAACAGGCGGGCGAGTAAGCCCATTTCAGCCCGAATGCGGCGGTTTCTTTTCACGGGCGGATAAGTAACCCACTTCAAAGCGAAAGCCGCACATTCGGCGAATTTTGATAAAATAACTATGGCAAAAAGGCGTAACGACAAAATCAAAGCGGCAGGTTTGGAGGCGATAAACTCGTGGCGGGCGGATTGGAACAAGTTTGTCCGTGAAGCTCTCGGCATGAACCTCGACCCCGAACAGCAGGAAATCCTGCGGAGCGTCCAGATGAACAGGAGAACATCCGTCGCATCAGGAACAGCCCGTGGGAAAGACTTTGTCGCCGCCTGTGCCGCCCTGTGCTTCCTGTACCTCACTCCACGCTGGCGGCGGAACGAGCGGGGCGAAACCGAACTTATAGAGAACACCAAGGTAGCCCTGACAGCCCCGACCGACAGACAGGTAAAGAACATTATGATGCCCGAAATCAGCCGCCTATATAACAGGGCAAAGGCAAGGGGTATCGTACTGCCAGGGCGTTTGAACACCTATGACATCAGAACCGACAACGAGGAATGGTTCTTAACGGGTTTCAAGGCAGACGAGCATAACCACGAGGCGTGGTCGGGCTTCCACGCAGTCCACACAATGTTTGTCGTAACGGAGGCTACGGGTATTGGCGATGACACCTTTGGGGCTATCGAGGGTAACCTGCAAGGCGACAGCCGCATTCTGCTCGTGTTCAACCCTAATACTCCTGTCGGCTATGCCGCCCGCTCGCAGAAAGGCGACAGGTGGGCGAAATACAGCCTTAACAGCCTGACAGCCCCGAATGTCATTCAGAAGAAAATCGTGATTGCGGGACAGGTGGACTACGAATGGGTAAAAGACAAACTCGAAAACTGGTGTACCCCGATAACGGCGGAGGAAGTGCTGCCCGAAATGGACGACTTCAAGTTTGAGGGACAATGGTATCGCCCCGAAGACCTGTTCCGCAAAAAGGTTCTCGGCAAGTTTCCAAAGGCAGGCGACGATGTGCTTATCCCCGAACAATGGCTGGAGCTGGCACACGAGCGTTGGCTGTTGGCAAACGGCAAAGAGCCTCTCGGCAGCGACACCCGTGTTCTTGGTGTCGATATAGCGGGTATGGGACGGGATTCAAGCGTTTTCTGCGAGCGCAAAGGCGTGTGGGTTGCTCCGTTTGTCGCACACAATTCAGGCGGCAAGGCAGACCACATGCAGGTTGCTGGGCAGATATACGCCCTCCGCCGCAGGCAAATTGATATGTACGTCAGCATCGACACCATCGGCGAGGGAGCGGGGACGTACAGCCGCCTGCTCGAACTTGACAGGGAGGAATACATCATCAGCTGCAAGTACAGCGAGACGGCGAAGTCAACCAACGGCAAGCCATTGTCCGACATTACGGGACAGTATCAGTTCCTCAATATGCGGGCATACCTGTTTTGGGCTATCCGTGATTGGCTGAACCCCGCCAATGACACGGGGGCAATGCTTCCGCCTGATGCACAGTTTGACGAGGAAGCCACGGAGATACGCTGGGGGTTCCGCTCTGACGGGCGCATATACATCGAGCCAAAGGAGGACATCAAGGAACGGCTGGGACGAAGCCCTGACAAGTTCGACGCTCTTGCCAACACGTTCTATCCAATCAACACCCGCAAGCGGATAGACCTCGAAAGGCTCTCGAAAATGATACACAGGTAATAATCCTCAAAAATGACACGAATATGACAATCGAAGAAATCCTGAATTCAGGCGGGACAGCGGCGCAGATCATCGCCGCCCTGAAAGAAAAGACAATCTCCGTTCCTTTGTGGCGGGGACGTTTCGGTTTGGTACAGGAGTTCGACCCAACCAAGCACCCTGTAATGAACAAAAGCAAGTACCCCGACATCGTGACCGACGAGGGCATTGAGTATGTTACCCGTGTAACCTGCGACTTGCAGCGGCTCGCCGTAAAGCGTATGACGGAGCTTGTTACAGGCATACCCGTGAAGCGTGTTTACACCCCCGAGAATGACCGTCAGAAAGAAATAGCGGGCTACCTTGAAAAGATATTCACGAAGAACCGCATTGACAGCGTGAACATCGAAAGGTGCAATATGCTTTTCGGCGGTTGCGAGGTCGTAACGCTGTGGTATGCTGTCGAACAGAAAAACACCCTGTACGGGTTTGACAGCGCATTGAAAATCCGCTGCCGCAACTTCTCGCCTATGCTCGGCGACGACCTGTACCCGCTGTTTGACGAGTACGGGGATATGATTGCTATGTCGATAGGCTACACACGCAAGAACGGCAAGAAGCTCGTGCAGTATTTCGACACCTATACCGCCACGAAGCACATCAAGTGGAGTACCGCCAACGGGGATTGGGAAGAAGTCGAGAACGAGAACATCACGCTCGGCAAAATCCCCGTGTCCTATGTATGGCGACCGACACCGATTTGGGAGGACACCTCGAAGACCGTGTACGAAATTGAATGGTCGTTGAGCAGAAACGGTAACTATCTCCGTGAGAACTCAAAGCCCCTGTTCGTCGTGTTTGCCGACGATATGATAAGCTACGGCGACGAGAAAAGTCCCAACAAGGAATTCCGCTCGGTTATGCAGTACCCGAAAGGCAGCACGGCACAGTACATCACTTGGGCGCAGGCTGTCGAGAACCTGAAATTCTACGTGGACACGCTCCGCAACCTGTTCTTTACACAGCTGCAGCTCCCCGATTGGTCTTACGAGAAGATGTCGCAGCAAGCCCTGTCAGGCGAAAGCCGCAAGCAGATGTTCATCGACGCACAGTTGAAAGTCAAGGATGAAAGCGGACGACTGATTGAGTTCTTCGACCGTGAAATAAACGTCGTAAAGGCGTTCCTCAAAGTGGCTCTCGGCGAAAGCTATGCCGCAGATATTGACGCTCTGAATGTCGAGGTTCAGATAACGCCGTTCACAATCACGGACGAGGCGGACACCATCACGAACCTGACAACTGCCAACGGCGGCAAGCCGCTTATCTCCCACCGTGAAAGTATCGAAATGTACGGACACAGCACCGATGTGGATAAGACCATGCAGGAGATTGCGGAGGAAGATATGCACGATGTATTTGAACCAACCCTATAAACTTGATTGACTATGGCAAAGAAAATAAACCGTAAACAGGCACAGGGGGCTGCAACGCCCCAATATACCTGCCGTGATTGCACGTTCAGCTACGATTGGCACGAGATAGGAGCAAACGGGAAACCGTTTATGTGCCGCTGCGCATATTACACGGACGGGAAATATTGCAAGTTCCTGTCAGACAAACAGTGTGAACACTTCGAGAAGCGAAAAGACAATGGCAAGGCTAAATAAGTGGGAAAAGGCGCACCTGCGTAACATAGCGGCATACGAGCGGCAGATAGACCAAGTGTTTCAGTCTGCCGCCCGTGAAGCTGCTATACTCGCTTCCGCTGCGGGCAAAATCAAGCCCGACAAGCCGTTTTCTTTCGCAGACTATCCTGCAACACGGAAACGGCTCGAAAAGCTGTTGTCGGGGCTGAAAAGCGACATTACGGCGGTTATCGTGAACGGTGTCGATTCCGAATGGACGTTAGCCAACAACAAGAACAACGAACTCGCTAACCAAGTATTCGGCGACAACGCAGGGAAGCTCTCGGAAGAACAGAGCCGACGCTACTATGGCACCAATGACAACGCCCGCACCGCTTTCATCGAGCGCAAGACAGCAGGGTTGAACCTGTCAGAACGAGTATGGCGGTACACGGAGCAGTTCAAAGCGGAAATCGAAATGGGGATTGACATAGGGCTGCGGGACGGATTGTCGGCAGATGAATTGAGTCGAGACCTACGGCAATACCTCCGCTATCCCGACAAGTTGTTCCGCCGTGTACGGGATGAGCACGGGATGCTGCAGCTGTCAAAGGCGGCAAAGGCTTTTCATCCGGGGCAGGGCGTGTACCGAAGCTCCTATAAGAATGCCCGCCGCCTTGCAGCCACGGAAACCAATATGGCTTACCGCACGGCAGATTATGTACGCTGGCAGCAGCTTGATTTCGTCGTCGGCATTGAAATACGCCTTTCAAACAACCATACGCTCAACGGCGTACCGTTTGAGGACATCTGCGACTTCCTGCAAGGGCGTTATCCAAAGGATTTCAAGTTCACGGGCTGGCACCCGCACTGCCGTTGCCACGCCGTAACCATCCTGAAAACGGAGGAAGAAGTGGCGGAGGACAACCGCCGCATATTGGCGGGAGAACCTGTCAGCGAGGGCAGCGTGAACAGCGTCGTCGAAGTTCCGCAGAAGTTTAACGATTGGGTAGCCGACAACAAGGAGCGAGCAAAGGGCTGGTCGTCTATGCCGTACTTCATCCGACAGAACCCGCAGTATGTTCAGGGCTTCGAGGTTGATACCTATACGAAAGCGGAAAGAAAATTCACACGGGCAAGAGGAACCAACGAGGCTATGCAGGAATCGCTCGGTATCTTCCTGCAATCGAAATACCCCGCTCTGCCGAACACGGAAAAGGCGGCGATATTCCACTACACACAGGGCGAGGGCGCAACGTTCCGACAGTTAAACAACCAGCTCCGCAGGGGCAACTTGACAGAGTTCAACGAGGCATTTTCGGACTTGCTGTCAAAGGGTCTTTCCAAGTTGGAAACAACCACGGAAACCGTGTACCGCTCCGTGCGGCTGAATAAAACAAATTTGATGAAATATCTGTCATTGGCAGACGAGAAAGAAGCAACGATATTCAAAGGGTTTACTTCGACAAGCCTTGACAGGAACGTAGCCTTAGAAATTGAAAAGAAACGCAAGCAAGCCCGTAATAATGAAACGGATGTCCTGCTTGTTATACGGGGCAAGTCAGGGCATCCGATTGAGGGATTATCGCAGTTCGGCGGTCGTTTTACAGGCAAGCCAAACCAGCGTGAAGTGCTATTTAACAGCGGTAGCGAATTTCGTTTTGAAAGATACGAAAAAGAGGGGGACAGATATGTTTTCTACTTGACTGAAATTTAATCTTCTTCATCATCGCCTCCTAAAGGATCTTCCGAGAACCTGTCAAGCGACGGGTCTATAAACTCCTTTTCGAGGCGTTTCTTTTCAGATTCGGGCAGAGCATTAAACTCTGCCTCACGCTGCGCATCACGAGCTTTCAAGTCAGCCCATATCTTTTCAAATTCTTCGTTTGTCATACTCCTGTCCTTTGGGATGTTACAAAAATAAGTTATTTTTCTCGAAATCGCCGTATTTCGGCTTCAAATCTTTTCTTGGGGCAAGTTATTGTCCCGCTTCTGTTCGCCCGAAATTAGCCCTGATTCGGGCTTGTTTCGACTTTTCGCTGTCAGCGGCTCACGAGTGATTTTGCATTTAGCCCCCTCATAAGGTGTCCCGCCTGACACGCCGATGTTCCACAGGCGGCTAACCTTGCAGCCTATCTGTTCAGACGTGAAATCCTCGTATATCGCTGACAGGGAGGAAAAGAAAAAATCCTTTCGCTCGTCATTCTCAATGGGCGGCTCGTGAAAAGCCACCCGATAAATGTGTTCTTTCTTCATTGTCATTTGTCTTTTATCGTGATTGCCAAATCCCCGCCGAGCGCAAAGCCTTTCACAAACAGTTCGCTGCAACGTTTCGGCGTGTTATCCCACCTGTTCTTCCGCTTATCGAAAAACGAACAGAACCCTCGTGCGTCATTCCGCCCGATGATAAGGGCTGGGCAGCTTCCGCACATTGAGGGTGGCTCGTAGAATGCCACCCCGTTGATTGTTATCTTATCCCAAATCTTCATAGCGAAGCCTCCAGCTGCTTGTGGTAAGTATTGTCACTCATTGCCTCCTGCATCTTCCATACCCGTCGTATGCGTTCGATGTCCTCTTGCGTGAGTTCCCTGTCGCCGCCTCCTTTCCGTTCCCTGTCTGTATAGAGGTCGTGTTTCCCGATGTAGGCTCCCATAAATGAGCGGCGAAACTCCGTAAGTTCACGTTCGTAGTTCGCCTTGTGCCAGTTGAACAGGCTCAACACGTCGGCATACTGCAAGGCTGTCAGCTCAACACGTATCGACGAGCGGCTGGGCTTGCAGTAGGTCATATCCGAAATGTCGCAGATAGAGGACAGGCAGCGCACAAACAAACTCATCATATCCTTGCTCCTGCCTATCTCAAACGTGTATCGGTGCTTGGTCTCAATATCCAGCACGTCCTCCAGCTTCACGCCGTACTGTTCGCAGATGCGTTCAATGGCTCGGCGGGCATTTTCAGCCTCGCCCCTGTAACCTCTCTCTGCAAGTGCCTGTAACTTTTGGAGCTTCTTTTTCAGGCTCTCGAATTGCTCGCTGTTCTCTGTCATAATTCTGCCTCCTCCCGTTTACGGTTTACAACTGTGTTTCCTTTCAGGCTGAAATCCCAATCCTGTATGCTTTCATCAAGGGGTTCAACCTTGCCGAGCGTTGCGGCGATATGCTTTTCCGCTGCCGCCTCTGCTTCCTGTCGGGATGCCGCCCGAACGATAATCTGTCCGTCGAATACGAACTTCGCTCTGATTTTGTAGTTCTTCTTTGCCATAGCTCTAATTTTTTCTCTGTCCCCGCCCCTGAACAGGGGGCGAAAATGACAATACCGTTAGGTATATACTTTTCTATCCTATCCTTTCCTCTCCTTTACGCACGCGCAGGTAGCGCATTTTATCGCTGAAAAGATTGTTTATACAGTAGTTTTCTACGAGAAAACCCTCTTTGTAGGTGGGTTTATTTGTAGAAAAATAGTCCGTTCTACGCCTTGTTGCTAAAAAGTTGCTCAATCGGGTAAAAAGCGGACTTGCGTACGATATTCCGTGCAACGTCTTCGCCCCATATCGAAGCGATAAGCCGTATTGCGTTCAAGTCTCCGTCCCAGTCTATGCAGCACTCGTGGTTGTTGTACTCATAGACGTACACCTCCTGCGGGTTGCACTCCGCCTTGATTTGGGCGTTCATCGCATCGTAGAACTTGAACAGGCGTTCCGCCCCGTCCCTCGTGCCGTAGCCGCCCGCCCCGATACTGACGAGCTTTTCGCCCTCTCTCAACGGGCGTATGGATTTCAGCCCCTGCGCAAACTGCTCATTGGAGAAAGCGAAGAAGCAATCGTACTTCTTGACATCTACCTCGTTCCGCTGCTTGCACAGCTCCTTGTACCTCTTTAGCGTATGCTCGTTCTTGTAGTCAAGCATACCGTAGTTACCCTCCGTAAATTCAAATTTCTGTTCCATATCGTCAAAAGATTATGCCCGCCACTCACGCTGTTTTCAAGCCGAATGGCGGGCGATTGGTTATTTATGCGGTTATCTTTACACGGTTCATCAATTGCCCCGAAATCTCGTGAAGTTCACGGCTTCTTTCGGGAGTCAGTTCACGGGCGTGTGCCGTGATAGCCTGTGTCAGCTTCCAAAGGGTGGCTCCGCCCTGAACCCCGTCTTCGGGGTCGTTGCGCATGAGGATTTTCTGAACCTCGCTGCCCTCCGATTTCAGCAAGCTGCCGTTGCTTGTCAGGCGGTTCAGTTCGTGGTTCAAATCAACCTCCATTTCGCTTGCCCCCTGTATCTCGTAGGCTTTCTGCATAAGCGTGTCCTTGCTGAACAGCCCCGATGTCAAGTCCCTTACGGCTGATACGGTGGTCTTAGTATCGAGTGCGTAGGTTTCCTGTGAGAGGCGGAGATTGTCGGGGAGCTTCGAGCCAAGATGTACCTGCTTCATCACGCTCTCACGAACCATACCATTGAGGCAGGCTCCGTTCAGCAGGAACGAGCGCATATCAACCGCCCCGTCGCCATAGTCGGATGTGCTGAACCTCGCCCCTGCGAAGATAACAACATCACCGTTCTTGGCAGTCGGGATAACCAGCGGCTGCGGGAGTATCGTTTCCGCCCATACTTTCGTGTCGTTCATATAAGCGTCAGAGATTACAGCTCCCTGCTGCGCTGCCTCCTGAACAAAGGCTGTCAGGATTTCAACACTGTTCAGGCGGCGGTAGCTGTCGCTCAACACGCCCCTTACCTGTGTGCCGACCGTTCTCACGAGAACCCTGCTGCGCTGCGTCCAGCCGCTATGTTCGTTCAACATCGTCGCTGCGAGGGCGATCTGCCATTCAGCCCCGCCCGCAAGTGTGCGGAGGTATCGCTGTGGGATGCCCATACGGTCGGCGAGCTGCCCGATTGCATTGGCGTGGAGCGAGAACTGTCCGTCGGGCATATTCATCGTAAGGCTCCCCTCTCCGTTGAATGTTATCACGGGGCTGTGGTCGTTACGTTTCAGCTCAACTCCGAGCGGGGCGATATAATCTTGCGCAATCTTCCCCTCGCTGATAAGGCGTTCCATTGTTTCCTGAACGCCTACGGCTTTACCCTCTATCATTCTCTGAACCTTGTTGATTACAACATCATTCAAACCCTGCTGCAGGGTCTTCTCGCTTGTTAATGTCATTGTTTCCATAATTTGAAAATTTATTGAGTTAATATTGATTTGTTAAGAATTGAATTGCTTCTTCATACAGGGCGGCTTCTGTAAGGTCATCGGAAGACGGTTCAAAGCCCGTCAGATATGCCGCTTCGATGATGCTTGTCATGTTGTCTTTCATTTCTCAGTCCTCCAAGTCGTCAATTTCATATTCAGTTATACCAGCCATACGGAACATCGCCTGAACCTCAAACAGAAGTTCGTCAAGGGCTTCCTGTTCGCCCTCATCGTTTTCGTCATATTCTTCCGTTTCCCACACATTTGAATCCGTCTGTTCAAGTTTGCCTCTGAAAAAACGGTTGTCGTCAATGGCAATCTGTGCTGCTTGTGCTTGATACAATGAAACTTCTATCACTGATTTCATAATTTTTTCCTCCTGATTATTTTGCGTAAAACGAAAATTTGATACCTCTCCGCAGCTTGCATACACAAACATCATCCATACAGTTGATAGCCCTGTCGATAAACTTGTTCAGCATTTCAACGCCGATAAGATTTATCGCTCCCGATACGCCAACGAGCTTGTGGATTTTGTTGCCCTCGTTGTCAATGCCCGATACCTTGATGCGGTAGTTACGGTTGATAAACGCTGTCGAGTAGTTCAATGCAGTTGCTTTCATATTCTGTCTTTTTTGAGTTATCAATATGTTTATTTTATAATCACGTTGCAAATATAAGTGAACTATTTTGCTAATAACAAATTTTTTCGGAGAAATTTTAACTGTTCGGATAAAAATTTCCGCATTCGCCCGAATTTCAAGCCGTACATCACAAACCATTCAGGATAAAATAAATTTCGATTTTTACGATTATAAAATAATCACTTTTGAAAGAAATCCATTACTTTTGTAGCATTAAACCATTCAGTTTATACATATCGGATATGAGAAAGGAACTTTTAGACGCACTGAAAGCCAAATTTACGGGGGTCAGTGAAGCTATTTTGAGCAGGATTGCCGACAAACTCGCCAGGACTGCGACAACCGCTGAACAGGTGCAGGCAGCTGTCGATGCCTACACGTGGCAGCAAGTGATTGAGGGCTACGGCGACAGCCGAGCCACGGAAGCCCAGCAGACAGCCGTACACACCTACGAGGCGAAGTACGGATTGAAAGACGGGCAGAAGATTGACGGGGGCGCAGGCACGGGCGGACAGGCTGGTGGCGGCAGTGCAACCGTTGTTACCACTCCTCCCGCAGGGGGCGATGAGCTCGCAAAGACCGTAGCTGCAGCCGTTGCCGCAGCAGTGAAGCCGTTGCAGGACGAAATCGCCACCTTCAAACAGGGACGAGTAGCCGAAACCCGCAAGCAGCAACTATCGGCTGTAATTGACAAACTCCCCGAGAACCTCCGCAAAGGGTACAGCCGTACCTCCGTGGATAACCTGTCAGATGACGAGTTCAACACCCTGTTGGGCGAAATCACGACAGAGGTGGACGGGATTGTCAAGGACACCAATCAGAAAGGGGCTGTCTTCGGTCGCCCGTCCGTACAGGGCGGTTCAGGAAATCAGGGCGGAGAACTGACAAAGGAACAGCAGGCAGCCATCGCACACCGTGATGCGAAGCCCGCCGACGGTCAGCCGTTCTAAATGTTTAACAATTAAAACCATACTACAATGGCAATGACAGTTCAACGTAGGAAAGACAGCAGACTGCCTCACGTCTTCATGCACAAGGTGGCGGACATCAGGGGCGGCGTCTCTGTCAAGACCTCCGAGCTTGGAGGCGACTTCCTCCACGAGGGGGCAGTCCTCAGCGCACCCGACAACGGCATCTGCCACGTCGTGAAAATTGCCCGTGTCGTGGCGGATGTTGCCGCTGCTGACAAGACCGTCAAGGTCAAGAAAGGGCATAACCTCGTAAAGGGCGATTTCGTAATGGCGGACGAGGGCGGAAAGGCTTATGCCATTACCGACATCGACACCACGACGAGCAAGGAGTACGACACAATCACGATTGGAACCGCTCTCGGGGCTATCGCAAAGGACGGATTCCTTATCGAGGCTGCGGCAGAATCAGCCACAACCACCTCTGCCTTGAAGTACAAGCCGCTCTCCGTTGTCGGAACAGGCAAGCCCGTACAGGCTGGTCAGAACATCGACACGGACGCTTGGCTCATCGGAGTAACCAAAGGCAACCCCCTCCCCGCTTGTGTGGCAAAGTACATCACAGGTATCATTAACTACTAAAATTCAGACGCTTTATGGCAACTATTGTAAATACCCTTATCCAAGGACTTACCCAGCAAATGGTGCAGGCACGTCTGAACACCGCAGACGCTACGCCGTTCCTGTTCGGTACGCATTTTCCTGTGAAGAAGGTAAACGGCTTCAACTGGAAGACGCTGCAGAACCAGCTCGAAAAGAAGAACGTCGCAGCCGACCTGCATACCGACAACGGAACAATCATCCGCAAGCGTCGCCCCGTGTTCGAGAGCGCAAGGGGTGATATTCCTTTCATTTCTATCAGCCGTGAACTTTCACGCTCTGAAATCAAGGATTATCAGACCGCCCTCGCTTTCGCACAGGACGATGACGCTACCAAGCTCGTACAGTATTGGGGCAACGACGTGGATTTCTGTTTCAACGGTGTTCAGTCCGAGCTGGAATACATCGCTTGGAAGCTCGCCTCGAATGCGGGCGTTTTGAAGTTCACGACCACGACCAATGCAACCTACGCCAACGAGTTTGACCTTGACTATGACGTTGACCCCGAAATGAAAGTGGCAACCGCTTCCGATTGGGGTAACAAGACCACCGCAGACATCATCGGTGACCTCGTTACGATTATCAAGGCAGCAAAGGCGCAGAGCCTGAACCCGAAGTTCGCTTTCGTGAACCTCGACGAGTTCTACAAGATTGCATCCGCCGACCAAATCATCAAGGCGTGTGCATCTTTTGCGTCCAACGCTCTCGGTATCTCGCAGACACCCGACCTCGCCGCAGTCAATTCGATGCTGGCTCGTCAGGCTTGGCTCAACGGCATCCAGCTCCGTGTCATCGACCAGACTATCACTCGTGAATTTACCGACGGTTCCTCAACTTCGGGCAACCCGTTTGAGAACAGCCGCCTGATTCTTTCCGAGAGCGAGCGTCTCGGTTCGACGCAGTATGACATCCTGCAAGAGGATGAGCAGCTGATACTCCGTGCTGAACGTGCGCACACGATCATCAAGAAGTACGGAACTATCGAGCCTAAGAGTGAGGTAACTATCGGACAGGCGGACGCAATTCCTGTATTCGACACCGCATACAAGAACGTGTACGTCAAGACCGACGCTAAAGCGTGGGAGTAATACCAATGAGCTATGGCAGAGACAGTTCTTGAAAGTCTGAAAGGCGTAAACGCATACCCCGTTCCGCTCCGCACCCTCTCCGAGATTGCGAAGCGGCGGGGCATCTCGCTTACGGACGAGACGACGCAGGAGAGCCTGAAAGGTAAGGCGTACAACCTTGCCGTGGCAGACCTCCTTTTGTGGTTGTCCCTCGCCCCGAACATCACGCAGGGCGGGCAATCATTCTCGTTCACGGACGAACAGCGGACACAGTTCAGAAACAGGGCTAACGCCCTTTATGACGAGTTTGCGGCAGATGAAGCGGGAACGCCCAAACCCACTTACGGATATAAAGGAAGCAGGCTATGATAATCGTAAACGGAACCATCGAGGCAAAGCACAAGACAGGCGGCGGAGGGCTTGACCCTGTTACAGGCTATCCGAAGAAAGCGGAAGCGTCTTGGGGAGAGCCTATCCCGTGTCAGTATATCCCCAACCAGCATAACAAGCTCGGGGTCGTGAACGGCGAACATTTCACTATCGCCTCGTACACGGTACTGATTGAGGAGCAGGAGTTCAACGCAGAGCAAATCAGGCTCAAAGACCGTGCTGGCTCTTTACTCGGGGAGTTTTCGATTATGCAAGTCGAGCCTTTGGAAGCCGTATGCGAACTAAGGCTGACAATATAACCCGATTTCAGCCCGAATGCGGGCGTTTCTTTGAACACTCATAAAAACATACGATAGCGAAAAGAAAACGCCACATCGGGCAAATTCGCAGAAAATAACTTGGTATGCCGATAAGACAAGTGACACCGAACAGCGAGGTAAACAGCTACATCGAAAGAAAGCTGGAGATATGGAGGCAACTCCTTATCCGCAACTTCTCGTATATCGGGGAGCAGGTTCTTAACGCTGCCCGCTCGACCGATTCCTACAAAGACCAAACAGGCAACCTGCGCAGCAGTCTCGGCTATGTGGTCGCTGTGGACGGGAGGGTGGCAGATATATCAAGTTTTGCGGTGGTTAAGAACGGTCAGGAGGGTTCAAAGACGGGTGCGGATTACGCAAGGAAACTCGCCCGAAAATATCCGAAAGGCATTGTTCTGATTGTTTGCGCAGGAATGAACTATGCCGCCTATGTTTCCGCAAAGGGTTATGACGTGGAGGACAGCGCAGAACTGCTCGCCGACAGGTTGGTTCCTCAAATGTTAAGGCAACTCGGATTGAAGTAATTATGGCAAAGACAGCAAAACAGGTACAGACGGACATCATCGCCCTGCTACGAGGCAGCGAACTCGCAGCCGAGATTTCAGGCGAGGTCTATCGGAACGGTCTGCGTCCCCGTGACAGCCGTTTGGAGGATGCTGTCGTGATTTTCACGACGGGACTTCCTGACGAGATAGAAACGGGCGTGGTTACCGTGAACATCTATGTCCCCGACATCGACCCTTACGAAAACGGGGTTCTCGTAGAGGACGGGGAGCGGACAGAGAAGCTCGAAATCCTTGCACAAGGTTGGGTGGACAGCCTGTTGGGTAGCGGAACAAATTACGTGTTCGAGTTGAGACAGACAATCTATACCGAAGCCGAACCCGACATCAAACAGCACTTTGTCGTGGTAAAGCTGGGATATAGGCTATACGATTAAGTATTAAGTATTAACGATAAAAATTATACAGCTATGATTTTATCTTGGGGTAAATGCGGTATCAAGACCGCAACATCTACAGACGGGACACCGGCCGCACAATGGACGGACATCGACACCCCGAAGAAAGACACTACCAAGCTCACTCCTACCGCAGGCGAAGAAACCACGGCACAGGAGGAGGGAGGCGAGATTGTCGATGCTCGTTACGGCAAGACCACATACGAGTTCGAGTTCAGTCTTTTCGTGAAAAAAGGCAAGACCCGCCCGTTTGAGGACAACGACGGTCTCATCACGGGCGAACACGCTTTCCGTGTCATTCCTCTTGAAGATGAGACGTGCGAGGGCATTCAGATTGACCGCAGCACGGTGCGCTGCGAGGAAAGCTATACCACCGCCGACGGTAAGCTGTTGCGCTATGTCGCAAAGTGCTTGAAGCCGAAGACGGGCAAGACCGTGAAGCCCTACACGGAGGGAACAGGGGCATAAGTCCATTTTGTTGTGTCCGTTGACGGTCGGGAAATACCGTCTGACGAGTGGAAAGACACCCTTTTCGGTTGGCAGGAACAAACCGATGCCTTGCGGGGTGGAGCAGCGGTAGCTCGTTAGGCTCATATCCTAAAAGTCGTGGGTTCGATTCCCTCCCCCGCAACATTCATAAACAGCAACAGAAATGGAAACAGTAGAACAAAAGGTCGCACGGGAGGTTCTGCAACAGCCCGAGGATATAAAAATCGGCGACAAGACATACAAGTTTTACCCGCCCAGCACGGCGACATTGATACTCGCTTCGGAGGCTATATCCCAGCTCCCGCAGGTAAAGCTCGACGAGAACAAGCTGGCGGAGGATAGCCTGTACGCAGCGAAAGACTGCCGCAAATTAGGCGAAATCATCGCCATTTTTCTTCTTGGCGCAAAGCACCTTACGGAAACGGTGAAAGCCCCACAGACGAAAAGAAAACGCCTGTTTTGGGGGCTTCTTCCTTTCAGGCGGACGGTGGAGGTGGAGCAGGTAATCGACAGAAAGGCTGAACTTGCCCAAAAACTGCTTGAAGACCTCACGCCACGGGAACTCAACACGCTGGCAAGCCAGCTTCTTATGAGAATGCAGTTAGCCGATTTTTTCGGGCTTACCACTTTCCTGATAGAGATAAATCTGCTGCGACAGACGAAAGTGGAAGAAACGACAGCATTTGGGCAGTAATCGCAGGTACTGTCAAGGCTTTTAACCTCCCCATTGATTATGTCCTGTACGATATGAGCTATGTCAATGTGATTATGTACGGGGCTGTCCTGCCAAGCTACCACAGCAAGAAAGACAGCGACAAAGGCATCAACAAGGGCGGAAAGGAGCAGGAAGTAGTCAAGGCTGACGACCCGAGAAACAGGGAGCGAGTGAGGAAATTTTTAGATGAAATCGAATAAACAGCGTATCAATGAACACAGATAACGGAAGATTACATTTCGCCACGGGGATTGACAACTCAACCCTCCAAAGCGACGCTGCGCAATCCCGTAGTATCTTGCAGGGCATAGGCAGAACCGCCGAGCAGGAGGGCAACAAGATTGACGCCGCTTTTAACCGTATAGGCAAGACTATTGTCGGGGTGTTCACGGTACAGCAGGCGGCAAACTTCGCTCGGCAGATCGTGAATGTCAGGGGCGAGATAGAGAGCCTGCAAAAATCATTCGAGATACTCGCTGGCAAGCAGTGGGGAACCAAGCTCTTTGCCGACATCAAGGATTTTGCTGTCAACACCCCTATGATGATGAACGACATTGCCAAAGGCGCACAGATGCTCCTTTCGTTCAATGTCGCCGCAGAGGAGGTTATGCCGATACTGCGGGCTATCGGGGACATTTCAATGGGTGACGCACAAAAGTTCAACTCCCTAACACTTGCATTCTCGCAGATGTCCTCGACGGGCAAACTTATGGGGCAAGACCTGTTGCAGATGATTAACGCTGGATTCAACCCGCTGTCCGTTATCGCCGAGAAGACAGGCAAGTCAATCGGAGAGCTGAAAGAGGAAATGTCGGCTGGCTCCCTGTCAGCGGACAAAATCAAGCAGGCATTTATGGATGCCACCGCAGAGGGTGGTAAGTTCTACAATATGCTCGAAACGCAGAGCAAGGGCATCAAGGGTTCCATATCCAATTTACAGGGTGCGATTGACGATATGTTGAACAGTATCGGTACGGACGCACAGGGCATCATCACTGGCAGCATACAGGCGGCAACAGACCTCGTGAAGAACTACGAAAAGGTGGGCGAGGTCATTGCCGAGCTTATCGCAACGTATGGCGTTTACAAAGCGGCATTGATTACCATTAACGCCCTGAAATCCCTGTCCGCTTCCTTAACGGCGGGTTGGACTGCGGCAGAGCTGGCGCACTACAACGCCCTGTTGCTTGTCGAAAAAGCGCAGGCACTCCTGAACGCCACGATTATGAAGAACCCGTATGTCCTCGCCGCCGCTGCGGTCGCTGCGCTGGCATACGGCATCTACAAACTCATTACCTATCAGACCGACGCAGAGAAAGCGCAGGAACGGCTCAACAAGACGACTTCCAATATGAACAAGGAAATCGCCTCTGAACGTGTGCAGATTGACAGCCTGTTCGCCCGCCTGAAAGCCGCAAAGGAGGGGACGGATGAATACAAGGTCGCAAAGCAGGCTATCATCAACCAATACGGAGGTTATCTGAAAGGATTGAGTTCGGAAATTCAGTCATTGAAAGATGTCGAGGCGGCATACAAGGCTGTTACCAAAGCCGCACAGGACGCTGCCAAAGCCCGTGCAATGGAAGCGGCTACAAAGGAGGCTGCGGATGCCTACGCCACAAAGGAGGCAGAGGCGAAAGACGAGATATACAAGGCGTTGAAAAAGAAATTCGGCGACCAAAAAGGCAAGGACGGAATGCTGCTTGCCGAAACGTATTATTGGCAGCTGCTTGGAACGCTTGACGGGAAGACGAAAATCAAAGATGACTTTCTTAAAAAATTCGACAAGACCCACTACATTCCCGGCGACCCTATGACGGGGATAGGCTCGTACACTTATACGACAAATGATGTCACTGCCGCTTTCGATAAGATAAAAAAAGCCCGTGGCATCTATGACAATACTGTGGCAGAGGCACAACGTCGTTTCGGTGATATTCCCCAGGCAGAGACATCGGACGAAAAAACCACGACGGAGGTCGTAAAGAACAAAAAGTATTGGGAGGATTACAAAAAGGAGCAACAGGGATTGCTGGACGCTATGACGGAGGCGCAGTTAAAAACGGAAGAAGCCGCCAAGATACGCAAAAACATAGCTGACGCACAAGCAAAAATCGATTCCTACAGTGTTTCCAAAGGCACGACAGCCGCCGCCCGTGAACAGAAGTCGGAGAACCAAATTGCCGTTCAGACAGCCGAGCGCACACAGAAGATACAGGAATATGCCGAAGACGTTGCTCGGGAAGCTCGGCAGGCGGAGCTTGACATCGAGCAAGCCCGCATCGACGGAATGAACGAGGGCTTGGAAAAGGAACTCGCACAGAACGAGCTGAACTATAAACGCCTTATCGAAGCCAACGTACAACGGCAGGCGGAAATGGTGGAACGGCTGCGGGACGTGAAAGAACTTGAATGGCAGAACGCCAACCCAAAGGCAAAGGAACAGGGCTTGACATTTGACCGCTCGACGGTAACAGCCGCCGACCTTTCGCCCGAACAGCAGGCTATCATCAAGGAGTACGCTCGTATCGCTGAAGATATACGGCAAAAGGCGAATAAAGACAGCCTCGAAAGTATGTTGAGCGAGGTGCTGACCTACGAGCAGTCCCGACTGAAAATCACGGAGGAATACGAGCGGAAACGCCAATCCCTCTACACGACCGACGCAGAGGGCAACAAGGTCTTTCGGGAGGGCGTGACACAGGGCAACGCCGACGAGCTTGATACGCAGGAGCAGGATGCCCTGAAAGCGATTGACGAGCAGTTCGCCCAAAGGGAGGCAAGTTATCAGGCGTGGTGCGAAGCGATTGCGAGCCTGTCCCTCGCCCAGCTTGAAGCGGTACTCAAACAGGCGGAGGAGGAATTGGAGAAACTCGAAAAGTCAGGAACGGCAGACGGGAAGCAGATAGCCGTTGCCCGTGCCAAAGTAGCCACCGCCAAAAGCAAGGTCGAAAAGGCTAACGCACAGAATGACGTTTCGCCCAATAAGCGGAGCGTCAAGGAGTGGGAAGACCTGTATAAGGTTCTGAACGAGTGCAACAAGTCATTCGAGGAAATCGGCGACACCGTCGGAGGTGTGGCTGGGGAAATCATATCAACGGCTGGCAGCATAATGACCTCCACCCTGTCAATGATTAACGGCATCGTGCAGCTCGTACAGATGTCGGCTATGGGTATGCAAGGGACAGCCACAGCAGCGGCAACCGCCATACGGACGGTAGAAACGGCTTCGGTCATTCTGACGGTCATTTCTGCGGCGTTGCAGATAGCCATGCAGATTGTAAACCTGTTCAACAACGACGAGGAAAAGCAAAAGGAGATTGAAGCCCTCCAAGACCGCATCGACCAGCTGCAATGGGAGCTTGACAATGCGGACGCTGTGCGCTTGCAGCAAAACTCGTTCAAGGCTATGGATATGCTGCGGCAGGTAACGGCAGAGGTACGGTTGGAAATGATACGTCTGCAACTTTCTGTCGGCAATACTTGGGGCGCATTCAGGGCTATGTACACAAGCATTTCAAGCAACAACGCAATGTTGCAGAAATCAGCCAAAAAGGTGGCGGAGGCTTATGCCAACATATCCTACACTGCTGACAAGGCTCTCGGAAGCGCAAAGTACGATGACGCAAAAAACCAGCTGCAGAACATAGCCCAGCAACAGTTGCTTATCCAAGACCAAATCCGTGCGGAGGAGAGCAAGAAAAAAACCGACCACGGGAAGATTGCCGAATGGGAGCAGCAGATACAGGAACTCGGCGAACAGGCTGTTACCATCATCAACGAAATGGTGGAGGACATCATCGGCGGCACCAGCACGGAGATAGCCAACGAGCTTGCGGACGCATTCTTCGACGCTTTCGAGGCGGGCGAGGACGCTGCGGAGGCGTGGGGCGAAAAGGTCAACGAGATTGTCGCCGACGTGCTGAAACGTATGCTGGTAAGCAAGTTCCTCGAAGAACCGCTTGGAGAGATATTCGACAAGTACAAGTCAAAATGGTTCAATAACGGGCAGTTTGCGGGGCTTGACGCTGTTATCAACTCGATGCAGGGGTTCGCCTCCGACCTTAACGCAGTCGGGGCTGATTTCGCCGCTATTTGGGACAGTCTGCCTGACAGCGTGAAGAATATGTTTACCGTCACAGCGGACGCAACCCGTGAGGCTTCGCAGGAGGGTATCACCACCGCCCCGCAGGAAAGCGTGGACGAGTTGAACGGACGTGCCACCGCCATACAGGGACACACCTACTCTATCAGCGAGAACACAAAGTTGCTCGTGGCAAACTCTGTGGCAATCCTTGAAAGCGTCCTCAATATCGAGAGGCACACGGAAGCCATTTCGCAACGTATGGAAACGGTCGAGGATATGATTGGAGAGGTAAATGATAACGTGAATGATATAGCGATAAAAGGCATAAAAATCAAATAATTATGAAAGCGATTATACATCAGATTTACGCCCAATGGAGGATTGCCAAGGAGCAAGCCCGACAGGAGTGCGAAAACCGCTCCCTGCACAATTTGGCGGAGAAATACCGCAAGTGCAATATGTTCAAGGGGACGGAGGACTTGCAGGGCATCATACGGCTATATACAAGCACACAGGGCTTGGAGTTCTGTATGCGGTATCATTTTCCGAACCTCGCCACCCTGCGCCTGTTCAAGGCTCAAAATGTTGAGCGATACGGGATTTACATAGACGCAGGGGCGATAACCCTTGAAAACCCGACACGGGCTATCCTCATCGGGCGCACGAGCGCAACAATCAACTGCTCGACGCTTGAACGCCACGAAGTTGTCTTGCTCCACGGGGCAAGTGCTTGTGTCAATGCCTCGAAATGGTCGGTCGTGTTTGTGAAAGCCGAACAGGGCTGCTCGTTCATCAAGAACCCCTCTGAAAATGCGCTGATTTTATGAAGACAGGCAGTTTATACGTGGACGGTTACGACGTATACAAACAGTTCGGTATGTACGTCGTCAGCGGCGGGTGGAACGAACTCGTCGCCTATCCGCCGTTGAAAACTGTCAACTACAACGACTGGCAGGAGGAGGACGGTATCGAAGCCGACCTCTCTGCTCCTGTGCTGAATACCCGTGAGGTGTCGATAAAGTTTGCCATTTCGGGATTGTACGCAAGCCTGTTCGTCTTCCTCGACATCCTGTCGGACGGGGCATACCATACATTCAGCTGCGCCGAAATCGGGCGGGTTTACAAGCTGCGCCTCACACAGCAGCCAAACCTGAAAGCAATCAAGCTGCTCGGCACGGCAACCCTGAAATTCGCCGATGATTTTCCGCTGGACGGTTATACATACCTTGCCCCGAACAGCTCGGTAATGTACGCCTCCGACTACCTCTTTGACGGGCTACCGTTCACAAGTTACGGTATGCGCATCCTCAAAGGCAGCTATGACGAGATAGTGAAGTCGGCGGCAGTCAAGACGAACCTCCTGCGCAACATCGGCACACAGGCAGGGGCGACATACGACGCAAAGCAGGTAACGTACAAGAGCAAGGACGTGAAGCTGTACTGCCTCATGCGGGCGGAAACGCTTGACGAGCTGTGGCGGAACTATGACGCATTTCTGTACGACCTTATCCGCCCCTATGAACGCCAACTGTGGGTTGATGATTTGGAGCGTGATTTCCTGTTCCACTACAAGAGCTGTCAGGTAACGAAATTCGTTCCGACTGACAGGATATGGTTGCAGTTCACGCTGACCGTCACGTTCACGCAGGACTTCCGCATCGGCGAGGAAGATATTGTCCTTGCTTCGGAAGACGGTATCGTGGTATTCACGGAGGATAACACCTACGCAATAGAACTTCGCCCAGACAGGTATTCGCTCCCGTCTGTGCGCTTTGTCAACAGTCGTCAGGCATTCCGATTTACGGGGAGCGGCGGCATAAGGTTTAACAATTAGAGAACAAGACGGATATGAAGAAAATCAAGATTTCAGAATTGCCGTTATGCAGCACTCTCAAAGGGCTGTTCACAATCGGAACGGACAAGGATAACAACAGTGTCAAGGTGTCGTTGGAGTTTGTCGAGCAGGAAACGACGGATGCAGTGAATAAAGCCAATGCCGCCACGACATCTGCCAACAACGCTGCGGCGGCTGCGAACACGGCAAAAACAGCCACAGAAACGGCGACCAAGAATGCCAACGATGCAACGGCAGCGGCGAAGACAGCGACTACAAATGCCACGACAGCCACTACCAATGCGAATAACGCAACAGCGGCGGCGAAAACAGCCACGACCAACGCCAACAATGCGACGGGTGCAGCGAACACAGCGGCAGCTGCAGCAACCAAAGCCAAGCAGGATGCGGAAGCAGCGACGGAGGACGCTATCGAAGCGACGGAGGCAGCGAATGAGGCTACGGCGACAGTTCTTGCCGCATTCGGTGGACTTATCCCCACGGGAATGACTGTCGAGAGTGTGGAACGCCTGACAATCGGCAACCTCGCCGACAACAGGATAAACGCCGTTCTCACGCCCGCAGGGACGTTGAAGAACGTGATATACATAAGCGATAACAAGGCGGTAACGGTCGCCCCTGACGGGCGCATTCAGGTTGTAGCGAAAGGAAGAAGCACGGTTCACGTCATACCGACCTGCAACACGGCTCTCGCAAAGAGCATACAGATTGAGGTGACAGCCCCGACGCTCCGCCTGACAACCCGTACCTCGCTGCGCTTCACACAGGCTGGCGCATTGAGATTGAACTAACATAAAGTCAAACCATAAAACAGTACTGAAATGGGACAGAAAGGTTACATCAGCGAATTTATGAACGGCGGGCGCATTATCGCCCACGGGAAGATTGACGACTTATCCAGCGGGTTCAGCCTGCCAAACGGAGAGCCGTTCTCAATCTACATCAGACCGAAGAACAGCGTTACGGCACTTGATACGGTGCTGTCAGTGCGCTGCTATCAGGACAACGATTTTTCGGAAGCTCCTGTGGCATACAACGATTGGTCGCCTTTGGCAATAACCGAAATCGCACCCGACAATGACATCCTCACGGACAACGATGTCTATTGGGGCAGCGGTTCTTACGTGGAGGGCTGACTATGATCGTGTCGCTGTTTGTTGCGGTCGGGCGGCGAATAAGGCTGTGGGCAAGCCGCCGCCGACAGCGAAAGGCTCTAAGGATGAACACGCCCCAATCAGCTATGTTCATCACAAGTGGCAATAAATCCATTTTCAAATTCTTAAACAAATAAAGCTATGTTATCAGAAGCACAGGAAGCTATCCTCGAACAGATTATCGAGGCGTTTCAGAACGGCAAGCGTTTGAGCGACTTGCCCGAAGTAAAAGGGACGAACCCCTACAACCTCTTTTGCGAGGTTCTCGACGAGGACGGAGAGAGCAAGAAAGCCGCCCTCGCAAGCCTGCTCCCCTACTTGGAGGACGATTGTTCCTACGGTGTGGAGTTCGACATCACGGTATCGTCGCCGACCTGTACCCGTATCGGCAACACCGACCTGCACAAGAGCCTGCCCGTACACTCACGGATGAAAGGCTGTCTGCTCGACAACGACGGTAATGTGGTTGAATACCTGAACCCGACCGATTGGACGGGCAACGTCCTCGACGGAACACGTGGGCAGGTTATGGTCGAAATCCCCGCTCATTTCCGCAAGTTCGAGACCGACGGGAACAAACGCCGTGTCCGTATCAGCGAACTGCCTCTTGCGGGTTATCATCAGGTGCCGAAATGCTATGTATCGGCATACGAGGCAACCGTGGAGCGTTCTACATTGACGCTCGCATCCGTGAAGAACACGGGGGCGGATTACAGGGGCGGCAACAACAATGCAGAATGGGACGGAACATATCGCTCCCTGCTCGGTATGCCAGCAACAGCTATCAGCCGCACCAACTTCCGCAACTACGCCCGCAAGCGCAAGGCAACCACGACCGAGTGGAACTGTATGACCTATGACATACAGAAAGCCCTCTATTGGCTGTTCGTGGTAGAATACGCCACACTCAACTCACAGGCGGCGTATAATCCGCAGCTTACCGCTGAGGGCTTCCGACAGGGCGGATTGGGGGCAGGCGTTACCACGCTGAATGGTACGCTGTGGAGTACATTCAACGGCTACTATCCCGTTATCCCGTGCGGAACGACAGACAGTCTCGGCAATGGGACGGGCGAGGTTATCTATACGATGCCGACCGAGTACGACAGCAGCAACGAGATAACGGTACAGGTTCCTCGTTACCGTGGCATTGAAAACCCATTCGGGCATATTTGGCAGTGGACTGACGGTATCAATGTCCGTATCAGTCCGACCGAAGCAAACGGCGGCGACGAGTTGAGCAAGGTGTATGTATGCAGCGACCCGTCGAAGTTCAAGGACAACGGCTATGACGGGTACAGCCACGTCGGGAACGAGGCTCGCACGGATGGGTATGTCAAGCAGATTATCTTCGGCGAATACGGAGAGATTATGCCGCAGGTTGTCGGGGGCGGTTCCACCACCTACCATTGCGACTACCATTACACGAACATTCCTACGGCTGAAACCTTGCGTGGTGTCCTGTTCGGCGGTTCTGCGTATTACGGTGCGGCTGCGGGCTTCGCCTATGCGCACTCGCGTCGCACCCCCTCGCATACGCCTGCGTCCTTCGGCTCTCGCCTTTGCTTTTTACCCGCTTAACCCGAGTACTCGACTACACGTTTAACCGATAAACAGTTATGAATATGGAAGATAACAGCAAAGATGATGGCTCGCTGGGGTTTCTGAAAATCCCCCGTGACGAGAACTGCCGCAGTTTCAACTGCGACGAGACAACGCAGTCCAAGCTCGTGAACACGACCTTTTGGATAGTGGATTTCATCGAGGATGTGCCTACAAAATTCAGCAAGGCTAAGGGTGTCAAAGGTCAGACGCTTGTCAAAATCAAGCCTGAACGGGACAGCCCCGACAGTGCAGCCAAGAAGTTTTTCACGGGTTCGGCTGACATCCTTTACGTCCTGCAAAAGGTTAAGGAAATGAATAAATTTCCGAGACGGGTTACGCTGCGGGGTAACGGTAACAGGTTCTATTTTGAATGACAAATAACAGGTTGGTCGCTCTTGTGGTGTCCTGTTCGGCGGTAATGCGAATAACGGTGCGAATGCAGGCTTCGCCTATGCGAACTCGAATAACACCCCCTCGAATACGAATGCGAACATCGGCTCTCACCTCTGATTTTCGACGGGCTGTAAAAGGCTCGGTTACAATATAAAAGAGCGACGACCTTACCTCTTGGTAAAAAATCTCTAAATTCAGAAAGGTGTCGGTAGGAACGCCTGTTGTATGGGCTACCGAAAACTCCGAATAAGAAAAGCAAAGACAATGAAACGTATAGGGAACTTATACGAACAGATAATTTCCGTGGAGAACCTACGTCGGGCTGATGAAAAGGCTCGACGAGGGAAGCTCCGCACATACGGGGTTCGTGTTCACGACAGAAACCGTGAAGCGAATATCATTGCCTTACACGAGGCGTTGCGTACAAAGACGTACAAGACTTCCGCCTATGACGTGTTTACCGTGTACGAGCCGAAAGAACGGCTGATATTCCGTCTGCCGTACTATCCCGACCGTATCGTGCATCACGCCATTATGAATGTCCTTGAACCCATTTGGGAAAGCATCTTCACACACAACACGTTCTCGTGCATCAAAAAGCGGGGCATTGAGGGCTGCGCCCGACATATTGACAAGATAATCAAGAAGTACGAGGGCAAGCCCCTGTACTGCCTGAAAATCGACATCAAGAAATTCTATCCGTCAATCGACCACGACACGCTGAAACGCATTGTACGGAAGAAAATCAAGGATAAAGACCTGCTGTGGCTGCTGGATGAAATCATCGACAGCGCAGAGGGACTTCCTATCGGGAACTACCTGTCCCAATTCTTGGCAAACCTGACGCTTGCCTACTTTATGCACCTTGTGAACGAGGTTCTGAAACTCGATAGCTCGGAGTACGCCGACGACATCGTGTTCTTCAGCGAGAGCAAGGAGGAGCTGCGCAAGGCTTTTCACGGCTTCATAAAGCCGTATATCGAGAACGAGTTGAACCTGACCGTCAAGGGGAATTATCAGATATTTCCTATCGCCAAGAACCGCTACGACAAGAGCGGTCGTGCGCTTGATTATGTCGGGTATAAATTCTATCGTGAACAGAAACTCATACGCAAAAGTATCAAGCAGAATTTTTGCCGCCACGTCGCCCGACAGAACAAAAGGAAACCGCCGCTGTCCCCAAAGGACTACAAGCAGGGCATTTGCTCGTGGCTCGGCTGGGCGAAACACAGTAACAGTAAACATCTATTAAAAACCGTAATTAAAAAAGAGTATTATGCAAGCGTTTTATGACCATAAGCCCTCCACGCTGGAGGCAACAGGCAACGGCAGTTACATCTACCGCTGGGAAATTGAAGAACTTGTCCCTGTTGTAACGGACGAGAACATCAACGAAGAACATTCCTCACAATGGAAGTGTCAGGAGGTGACGGTATGGGGACCCGTATCGTCGAACAAGATTACAGAGGCGGTAATCAACGAACTGTGGGAGAGCAACGACGAACAGAAGCTCGTGAACGAGTACAACGCCGCCTTGCTGGACGTGTACGACGAGGAAACAGCCGCCGCAAAGGTAGCCGCCTACAAGTCGTTCCTTACCGCCCGCAACGCTGTCAAGCAGCAAGTGGACGATGACTGCGCCGAGTTAGGCATCAACTAAATCAGAGGTGTGTATCGAAGTCCTCCCCGATGTCGATTCGCAGCACGGGGAGGCTCGATACATTTTACAGCGTTAAACCATTAAGACAAAGGAGGCAGAAATGACAATATACGACAGCGAGGGGCGGAAAGTGCTTGACGTGGCGGTTGATGATAACAGCTACCGCAACAGGGCGATAATGGGCGACAATAACTTGACGCTCTACTACTCCCTTGCCGAACACGTGGAGATACCTGTCGGGGCGTACTGTAACTTCGAGAACGCCCGCTACACTCTTATGCGTCCCGAGAGCTTCAAGATGAAGCACAGCCGCTATTTCGAGTACACCGTGATTTTTGAAGCCCCCGAAGCGAAAGCCAAGATATGGAAGTTCAGAAACCCCGTTGACGGTCGGCTGAAATTCTCCCTTACGGCGAAACCGCACGAGCATTTGCAGATGTTCGTCGATAATATGAACCGTCGGGACAGCGGCTGGTCGGTCGGCGAGTGCATCGACGGGACGGAGGTTCTGATAAGCTACGACCACGCATTCTGCTATGACGCTCTCGCACAACAGGCATCCGAGCTGAAAACGGAATTTGACTTCAACGGCAAGGTGGTGTCGCTCCGCAAGGCGGAGTACAACAAAAACAGCCCTCTCGCCCTTTCTTACGGGCGTGGCAACGGTTTCAAACCCAATGTCGGGCGCAGTAACTACGGGGATAATCCACCCGTTGAAATCCTGTTTGTTCAAGGCGGCACGGACAACATCGACCGCAGCAAGTACGGGAACAGCGAGCTGTTGCTTCCGAAATTGCAGACGATAGCCTATGACGGTACATATTTCGAGGACGAGGACGGTTTCAACGCCGCCAACGCCCGCACCTATGTAGTGGACGATTTGGGGCTTTCGATACGGCGAGCCGACAAGGAGGTGTCAAGCCTTGCGGAAGACAGCCTCGACTGCTCGGAGATATACCCGAAGCGTGTCGGCACGATTTCAAGCGTGGTCGTGGAGGACGAGGAAAACAACTTCTACGACATCATCGACAACTCCATACCCGCCTCCCTGAACTACGAGGATTACCTGATTGAGGGCGAGACGATGACAATCATTTTCCAAAGCGGTATGCTCGCAGGCAAGGAGTTCGACGTGAAGTACATCCACGACGCAAAGGGCGGTAAAAAGGCTCGCCGCTTCGAGATTGTGCCGCAGGAGATAGACGGGGAAACAATGCCGAACAGCATATTTGCCCCGAAAGCGGGCGACACGTATGCCGTGTTCAACTGTTACCTGCCAGCCAGCTACATCTGCGACAATGCCACAAAATCGGGTGCGGAATGGGATATGTTCCGCTCCGCCGTAAAGTATATGTTTGACAACGAGGATATGCAGTTCTCGTTCACGGGCGAACTCGACGGGCTGTGGGCAAAACAGGACTGGGTAAACATCGGCGGGAAAATCAGGCTCGGGGGCTACGTGAAATTCTCCGACGAGCGGTTCCAAAAGGAGGGTGTGCTGGTGCGTATCGTCGGCATCAAGGACTATATCAACTCCCCGCACAGCCCTGAACTCACGCTGTCGAACTCCACCGTTACAAGCGGATTTGCCACGACAATGCGGGAGCTGCAAAGCGAGGAAGTGCTGGTAGAGGACTACCATCGCTCGGCGATACAGTACACCAAACGCCGCTTCCGTGACGCAAAGGAAACCATATCAATGCTGGAGGATGCCCTGCTGGATAACTTCACGAACAGCATAAACCCTATCGCCGTGCAGACAATGGCGATGCTTGTCGGAGACGAGAGCTTGCAGTTCCGTTTCGTGAGAAGTCTTACAGACCTTACGCAGGTCGGCGATACGGTTGTGTGGAACGAGGCGAATAAACAGCTTACAATCGGGGCAAGTTTCATCCAGCACCTGACACTCGGCATAAAGAGCATTTCGTCCAGCCACAGCGGATACAAGGTGTGGTCGCTGCCAGCCTTTACCTCCGCCATTATGACCGACGGGACAAAGAAATACTACCTGTACGCCAAATGTTCGGCAAGCGCACAGACGGGCGCATTTGTGCTGTCAGAAACGGCAATCGGTATGGAGAGCGTTTCAGGGTATTATCATCTGTTAGTGGGTGTTCTGAATAGCGAATACGACGGGGAACGCTCCTTTGCCACGCTTTACGGCTTCACGGAAGTACTGCCGGGGCGTATCACGACCGACCGTATCGTTTCAGGCTCGGGAACGTCGTACTTCGATATGCTGAACAACGCTATGAAGCTCGGCAGCGTGTTAGACTTCAACTCGCAGGGCGACGGGAAACTCCGCCTGCAAGGAACAATCGTGCAGAGCCAAAGCGGTGCGGAGGAATACATCGGCTGCTACCGTGGTGTGTATAACGCCGCCTACACCTACTATCGGGGAGACGAGGTTACATACACGGTAAACGGAATGACCTCCACGTACCGTTACATCTATGCGACACCCGCAAAGGGGGTTGCCCCGACAAGCACGGCATATTGGCAGGTTATAGCACAGGGTTCAAAGGGAGCGGACGGAGAAAAAGGCACGAGTATCACAATCAAGGGTACTCTGTCAAGTTCTGCCAACCTGCCAACCCCGCCCGCAGATCCGTCGGATTGCTATGTAATCGGGCAGGATTTATGGGTGTGGGACGGTAGTAAATGGTACAATGCTGGGCAGTTCAAGGGAGATAAAGGCGACAAGGGGGATGCTGGGGACGACGGAGCAGACGGGAACTATACAGAGCTGCGCTTCGCCGTGAACGGCTCCACAACCACGCCTCCCGCATTCTCCACAACGACGCTCAACCCGTCAGGGTGGACGACAACCGTTCCGACGGTTAGCACTGGGAAATACCTGTGGATGACAAGAGCCGTGAAAACAGGCGACGGGGCAACGCTTGTCAGCCAATGGAGTACGCCCGTGAGAATGACACCCTACGACGGGAAAGACGGTGCCAACGGCAAAAGCCCTGTTATGGTGTTCAGAGGGACGTACAGCAGCACCAAGACCTACTACGGCAACGACAACCGCTTGGACTGCGTGAAGTATGGCGACACCTATTACATCGCCCGTATCGACGCAGGGACGTTCAGCGGTAAAGCCCCGACAAATACCGCCTATTGGAACTCGTTTGGGGCATCGTTTGAAAGTATCGCCACGAACCTGTTGCTGGCAGAGGGTGCGAACATCGGTGATTGGTACATCAGCGGAGGCAAGATTGTTTCAACTCTCGAAAACGGAAACAGAATCGAATTTGATGCTGTAAACAAACGCATAAGGATTATATCTTCAAGTTCAGGCGGAGACTATTCGCAGGAAACTCTCGGCTCGAACATCACGCTGGACGCAAACTCTGGCATCGTGGAAGCACGAGCAACCGGCGGTACAAGTGCTGTAAGCTATTTGTCCCCGACAGGGGTATTCGCAAATAGGGCAGGAACACAGTGCGTATCCTCCACAACGGGTATGACACAACGTGCGGCGATAGTCGGTCTTGGCTTCGGAAATCTTAACAGAGATGCTTGGTCAGGCAATTCGGACAGCAATTGCATCGCAGGTGTGTACGGCGTTGCGAGCAACAGCGGGACTGCCCCGTGCTACGGCGGTCTGTTCCAAATACTGAAAGCCTACGGATTTATCCTGAACGTCGAGTACATAAACTCGACTGTGACATCGAAGTACATTTACGATTCCGATTCAATGGTCGTCAGTTTCACGACAAAGACGTGCGTTACCTATCTGCCAGCCGCAACCCGTGAGGGGCAGATTATCTTTATGAAGCAGGTTGGCAAAGGCATTATGCGTGTCTATCCGAGAGGGAGCCAGCTCCTGTATGACGACAACACGCAGAACGACTACTATGATGTCGGCTGCGGGCAGATGCTTATCGCCGTATTTTGCAGGTGTTCAATCAACGGGGTAAGTTCCGAAGTTTGGTGGGTTAATCGTATAAAATGGTAAGCTATGATAGAATATGGATATATGGAGGGGCAATACCTCCGCTCAAGGTTTATACAACCGATAAGCAGGGTGTACGTTGACAACGAGGGCAAGCAACAGGTTGAGACTATCTCGGTAGAGCAGCAAATCGCCGAGTTGTCAGAGGAATGGAAACTCGTTGATGTCATATCGGAGGAACAGATGCAAAGCGATGATGATAGTTATGTTATCGTCCCTGTTCCGTATGATGCGGGCGACCGTATCGCATACAGGTATGAAAGGCGTTTTGACAGGCAGAAAGTCAGGAATGAAATAGAAGCCTTGAAAGCCGCCCTCGCCGATAGCGACTACAAGATTACCAAGTGCTATGAAGCCTCCCTGTTGGGGCAGGAGCTCCCGTATGATGTAGCGTCGCTGCACATCGAAAGGCAGAACCAGCGAAACCAAATCAACGAACTGGAGTTGCTCCTGCAATAAATTTGCCTCAAAAGTGATTATTTTACAATCGTTTTAAGTAGCTTTGTAGCACAAAACTGAATCGCAATGAAAAAAGTAATCGCATGGCTCAAAGAGAGCAACCGTTTCAAGCACATAGCGGGCGGCGTATTTATCGGTCTTTTGGCTTATAACTATGCTTGCTCGTTCTATGCTGCTGTTATCGCCGCCTCCTGTCTCGAATACAAGGACAAGGCTTGGGGCGGCAAATGGGATTGGATTGATTGGGGGCTGACCGTCGGCGGCTCGCTGGTAGGAACTTTTGTAAGGTACATCATCGGGGCGGTATTATGAACGAAGTGCAGCAGGTAACAGAGGTAGCCAAGGGCATCAGTGACTATGGAATCCTGATAATGATTGGGGCGGCATACTTGATATTGTCAGTATCAATGATGGTGGCGATATTCAAGTGGTTCAAGTCTATCATCAATCAGCTGCTGGAGGACAGCAAACAATCCTCAAAGCGACAGCAAGAGAGCTGGAAAGACCTTTTGGCAGAGACACGGAAACAGAACGAGATGTTGACAGACCTATCCGAGGGATTGAGAACGGAAACGCAGCTTCGCATACGCAATCTTTCGGGATTTGCTTTTGACCTCTCCGTCGAACAGGTGTGCCGCCTGATAAAAAAAATCAGAGAGGAAAACCATATTGCCGATAAAGAGGCGACACGGGAGAAAATACGCAAGAGCCTGTCCGTCATGCACGAAGACCGCAAAAGCCGTTTCGACCCGTACACCTATCGGGGGAAACCCTTGTCGGGCTACTGCAACAGCGAATGGATTGAACGTGTCGCAAAGGTCGTGGAAGCTGAAATATACAGTACGGACGGGCAAAACAACGGGCGGGCGTACACCAATGTCAAGCTCGCCTATGACGACATCAAGACAGATTTTTATCACAAATTAAACAGTTAAACCATTATGGCAGACGCAAAGAAACTCATACCGTTCATCCTGAAATGGGAGGGCGGTTTTGCTAACCACCCGAATGACAAGGGCGGGGCAACAAACAAGGGAATTACCATAGCCACGTTCCGCCACTTCTTCGGAAGCGGGGCAACGGTCGAGCAGCTGAAAGCAATGACCGACGAACAGTGGGAAACGGTTTTCAGGAAAGGATTTTGGAACCCGTTTAAGGGCAACGAAATCAAGAACCAATCAATCGCCAACATCTGCGTGGATTGGGCTTGGGGGTCAGGAGCGACCACAGCCATTAAACAGGTTCAGCGACTTCTCGGTGTCGCTGCGGACGGAGTTGTCGGCAACATAACACTGGGGGCTATCAACAACGCAGAACCCGAAAAGCTGTTTGAGAAAATCAAGTCTGCTCGGCTGGCTTTCGTGGAAGCCATTGTCAAACGTGATGCCTCACAGCAGGTATTCTTGAAAGGGTGGCGAAATCGCATCAACTCAATTCAATACATAGGCGTATGAAAAGGCTTGCACTCTTTGTGATTTTATCGCTCATATTGCTTTCGATATGCGGATGTGCATCAAGCCGCCGCATAACAACGAGCAGCGACATTGAACGACAGGACAGCACCTACGTAGAATGTCGAGAGAGGATTGTTTTTGTCCCCGACACCGTGTTTGTGGAAATACCTGCACAGACAGCGGAGCGCACGACACTTGACAGCACAAGCCATCTCGAAAATGACTATGCCGAAAGCGATGCCCGCATAAACCCTGACGGTACGCTGTTCCATAGCCTTGATACGAAGCCGCAAATAAAGCCCGTACCGACCGAGAAACAAATTGAATACAGGGACAGCATCGTTTATCGGGACAGGATAAAGACAGAGACCGTTGCAGAAACGAAGTATGTCGAGCGCAGTTTGTCTTGGTGGGAAAGGACGCAGATTTACGGTTTTTGGCTTGCCCTTGTTATAATTGCGATACTATGCAGGAAATCGCTTGTCTCTCTCGTTAAACGTTTTATATAGACCGACAGCAAGAATAAAAATCGGAAATTATAACGTAAAACAACAGATTTTGAGTACTTTTGTGGCGACATATTTAGTAATATAGCGTTTGCTATTGTTTTGAGGTCAGAAAATCGCCAACAATTCAGAACACTCAAAAGCAATGGTAGATGCCTGCGTATATACGTGGGCATTTTCCTTGTGGAGTGTTCAGGCGTTTGGCGATGCCTCTGACCTAAAAAGGGATGCCCACGTTTCGTGTGTATATCTGTGAACAACGACAACGCCTGTAAAAACAACCGTAAATAACAGATATTATGGACTTCAAAGATTCAATCAGGCAAATATCCGAACGGATTGAAAGCCTAAAAGAAAACCTCCCGACAGAGGAAGCGACCAAGAACGCTTTGATTATGCCGTTCATAAGTGCGCTTGGTTACGATGTATTCAATCCGTTGGAAGTGCTTCCCGAAATGTGTTGTGACATCGGCATTAAGAAAGGGGAAAAGATAGACTATGCTATTATGAAAGGTGGCGAGCCTGTTATCCTTGTTGAATGTAAGCATTGGCAACAAGACCTTAACCTGCACGATAACCAGCTTATCAGGTATTTCAATGTTTCAAATGCAAAATTCGGTGTCCTTACAAACGGTATAATATACAAGTTCTACACCGATCTCGCAGAGCCAAACAAAATGGACACAAAGCCATTTTTGGAGGTAAATATGCTTGACCTGAAAGACGCACAAGTAGAGGAACTAAAAAAATTCCATAAGTCCTATTTCAACGTGAGTGAGATATTAAGCTCGGCAAGCGAATTAAAATATATGGGCGAGCTTCGGTCTGTGATAGGTAAGGAATTTACCGCTCCAACACCCGATTTCGTTCGCTACTTCGGCAAACAGGTTTATGACGGAATTTTCACTCCGAAAGTCCTTGAACAATTCACAGGGCTTGTAAAACGCACAATCAGCAACTACATCAACGATACCATATCCGACCGACTGAAAGCTGTCACAAAGGAAGAAGACAATCCGAAAGCAGAGGAACCTGCTATTGATACGTTTACCTCTCCCGCCGGAGAACCGACAGCGGACAGCAAGATTATTACCACGGAAGAAGAATTGCAGGCGTTCTACATCATAAAAGCCATACTATACGGCACAATACCTGCCGAGCGGGTTACATACAGGGACGCACAGACTTATTTTGCTGTATTCATCGACAACAACAATCGAAAGACCGTATGTCGCCTATATCTTGATTCGCCTACCAACAAACGGCTGACGTTCCTTGATGAGAATAAAAAGGAAGTGCATAACAAGATAAATTCAATAGACGACATCTACAATTTCAGCAAGGAACTAATCGCTGCCGCTTCCAAATACCTGTAA